TTGCAATACTTTTTATAAAAGTATCTTCTAGTTAAATCCCAATTGCCTATCTTGCATTTTGCGACTAATCTCCAAATTACGTTCGTCTTGTTGAAATTGTTTTTCTGTTTCTTTTTTAGAATCTAGTGTTGTTTTTCTGTCAGCAATTTTAAACTGTTTATTTTTAGTATAATCTTTTCTAAAATCTGCGTCATAATTTCCTTTAGATACTGATAATCTAGAACCCTTGACACCTTTCCAGTTTGTATCCATCGCGTTGTCACTTTTCTTATTACTCGAATGAAACATTTTATCTAATGGTGTATAAACACCTATATTTTGATCTTGGGGGTCAGAACTTGCGTATTGATTTCTATTGTAAGGAGGGTCGTCTCGCCCAGCATCATATAATTGACGTTTTTGTGCTTTTGGAGGATTTGTAGGAAGACCTGCGTTTTTTTCTACTGGGTCAGGTAGCAATCTATATTTTTTATCACCTTGTGTGGTGTATGTTTGTTGAAAATATAATATTGGACATTTCATACCTTTTGCTTGTTGCCATTCGACAAATTCAATATATTCTTCTAAATTATTAAAATAAATTGGATTAACACCCGGGACCAATGCTTTGTTTTTATTTAGTAATTTTAATTTATTATCAACTTGTATTAGTAAATTTGGACAATCTTGAGTTGTATCAAAAGTTTCTATTATATCGCTTGTTTTATGAGTGGCACAAAATAATAAACCTAAAATAAATATTCCTGCGATTATTTTTAATTTCATATATAATTATTGTATATATTTATTTCTCTCTAAATATTATAATGACAAACGATAAAAAAAAAAACTTGGTTGATGTTAATATTCACCATGATACTTCAGATAAAGATGCAGAAAAAGAATTCAGTATTTTAAAAAAACATATGTCAGACAATAACAGTAAAACTTTATTATTTGCTACCGCCCCGTGGTGTGGTCATTGTCAGGCATTAAAACCTGTTTTACAAGAACTAAAAACAAAATTTAATGATCATTCAGGTAAAGGAGTGATAGCGCATATTGATGATAAACACCATGAAAAACTAAAAAGTATGACCGAAAATCTCGAAATAAACGGATACCCTAGTGTTAAAATTTTACATGGAAATAAAGAAAAATTCTCTCATTCTGGTCCAAGAGATATATCAACATTATCTAATATTGTAAATAAAACTTTCCCCAAGAAAGGTGGTATGAAAAAAAAGGTAAAAAAAACAAAAAAAAATCACAAAGTCAAAAAATATAAATCAAAACATCGTTCAAAGCATAGCACAAAGCACACTTCAAAGCACCATAACAAACACAATAAAACCAAACATAAAAAAAACATGAAACGAAAACCCAAACATAAAACGAAAAAATCTTTTATGTCATTATTTAAAAAATTTAAAGGAAACTTGTTTAAACTTAAAAATCAATTATAAATTACCCAAATACAATTAAACATAATCTCGAAATAATTAAATCTTAAAATGATTTAATTATTTTAATCACTAAACGCCCGTGAACGTTTTGATTTAAGCATGTTAACAACTCCTTTGTTATTAGACTCTTCAAGTCTTTCTTTTGATTCACATAAAGTAAGTATTATGCTATCAATTCTAGCAACAATATCTTCGTTTTCTGGATACGTTTGTTTTAAATTGTAAAGCCCTTTTACAATTTTTACAATAAATTCTGTCATTTCAACTGTTATATGTGAATAATCTTGCAATAAGATCATTAGCAACCCTTTTTGACCTTTTTTAATGTAATCTAAATAATTATCAAATACTTTCATTAATGCTTGAAAATCTTTTTTTAAATCTTCGGATGTTTTGCTGCGACTTTGCTTGTATAATTGTCTTTTTAAGAATTGCCCCCAAGCATTTTTATCAATATAATAATTTCCATCAACATCGCAACCCAATTTATCACTAACTTCTAATTCATTTATTATTTCTAATCTCTCCTTAAGAGTTTTAAAGTTGTTGTGTATTTCATCTATTTTTGATGTTTGGTCTAAATCTACTTCTACTAATTTGCTAAATATTTTGGTATTTGTTTCCTCCATTATATAAATAGAAATATTTTAAACAAATGGTATATAACGTGGTTGATTGTTATCGTAAATAGTGACTTTAAATGCGTCATTGTATCCTTCTACATAAACAGTATCTCCGTTCATTAAATCATCGCACCCATATTCATTTGTACAACTTCTTCCGTTTCTGCTGACTGGTAATTTTAAACTATTAAATTTGTCGCTCATTGTGTAAAACTGCCATTTATTTCTGTTTGTGTGTAACGGTCTTCCCATTAAAGGTAACATTGTTTCTTTGCCATTTAATCTAGTCAGCAATCCCACTTGTCTGTAGTGATCATTAAATCCTCGTGTTTTAATATTAATTGGTATCCCTGGTTGATTTGGAAATGAAGGTGGAAAATAACCACCATCTCGCAACGGAGGAGTAAAGGGGTTTGATAAAACGTTTTGTCTTCGCCCGTATACTGGAGGTGGCGAGATAAATTCTCTCTTAACAATAATTTTCTCGGGCTGTCTTACATTTCTGGATTGTATCATAGCCGCGTTGTTATTAATATATTGATAATACATAATTACAAACCCTACGATTGCCACTAAAAATAAGATAGTCACATTTTCAATACATATTACACCGGGAGGACATTTTTTAGCCATATTATATATATAATATCATTATTTATTTCTTTCCTCCTGTTAAATTTGCCAATCCTCCAAATTTGGCCATCATGCCGTCTAATTCTTTCATATTGGGCAAGTTCATATTATTGAGTAAACCCTTGGCATCCTTAAGAAGGGGGGCCATCGATTCCAATTGACCAGCCAACTGTTTTTGTTGGTCCAACAATGATTTTGTTTCTTTGGAGAGATTTGAAATCCCACCCTTCCCAATTAAATTAGAGAGATTATCATAAGCTTGTTCCATCGTAGATGCGTAGTCAATGCGACCTCCAGGACCTTCATCAACCGCGTCCTCTTCTTCACCTTCTTTAACTGATGCTGGTGATAATGTTGTCATTTCTTCTGTTTCATCTTTTTTTTTCTTTTTATTAGACATTTCTTTTTTTTCGTCTTCACTATTTTCTTTTTTCGAAATTCCCTCTTTCATTCCTTCACGTATTTTTTTACTAGCAAATGCGATGTTTGTAATAAACATAGCGGACCCAAGAATAATAATCATATTTTTGGTAAAATATGAAGTTATAACGCCTAAAGCTACAAATAATGCTAAACTATCAAAATCCTTAGTCATTAAATATCCTAAAACATTTGTAATAGCGAAGAATAAAACAATGTATAAAACATATTTGTTTGTCGTAACTTTGTTTAATGTTTTGGTTAAATTTAATTTCATTTTATATATTAAAATATATAAAATAATATTATATGAAATTTACTTTTTTTCAGCTTTTACGGCTTCTGTATGTGCCTTGTGTGCCGCCTCCAGACAGTGTTTTAATTTTTCCTTATCATCTTTATCCTTCTTGTGACAAGCCTCAATTGCTTTTTCCAGCGCATCAGAAACTTTATCACTCATTCCTTCTTTAATGCGTCCACACCCGAAAAGAACATTGGCTACAAACAAACCAATGAAAATATCTAAGGTGCGGTTTTTGGTAAAGTGGTTCGCTGAATATGTAGCGGCGACGAAAAGGAGAATACATTCCATAGAACTCATTGTAACATATCCCAAAAGGTTAATGGCGGCTAAAGCACAAGCGGCATAGTATAAGTATTTGTTTTTTATGATTTTATCAAACTTCATTATATATAAAACAAACAAAAAAATTGATTAAAGTGTTGTAATAATATTAAATTTATAAATGATACAAAATAAATTAGCATTGGTAGAAATATATCATCCACATATTCATGGTTCACAAAATTCTAAATTATATAGTCATTTCTTTTCTTCTCTAAACATTACATCTAAAGAATTCATGGAAGATTATCCAGAGGGATGGATTAAAGATAGACAACTAATATTACAACAGTCTTACAATGATAATATTTCTAATCTAATACCTCATCCAATAATTGAAAATTATGAACTCATATTACAAACCAAAAATTCTCTGTCACTGGAGATTATACAACCTATTGTAATAATAGACGATGGCCACGAAACGTATGTTTGTATTTTGAAAACATTTTGGCTAAAATGTTTTCAAAGAAAATGGAAATTTTATTATAAAAATAAAATTGCGAAAATGAAAAGTCCTAAAGTATTGCTTAATAGACAAATTTATGGAAAAGCTTTTATTTACTAAATAAAAAATATTTATTTAATATTTTTTTTATTTCTTTTTTTTATATTTTCTCTTACCTTTATTTACTTTCTTCGTCTTATGTTTTTTATGTTTTTTATGTTTTTTATGGTGTTTGTGGTGTTTTTTGTATGTTTTATTTTGTTTGCGTTGTTTTGATCTTAAAACGCGAGATTTATTTGCTGCTGGACTATGTAAATACCCGCCTCTCAAAAGTGGTGCTCCTCCTGGTCCCTGACCTCCTGGTCCCTGACCACCCGGTCCCTGACCTCCTGGTCCCCGACCACCCGGTCCCTGACCTGGTGGTGCTCGCGGACCACGATTGTTTTGAGCATTAATACCTACAACTTGTTCTAAAGCAGCCACTTCTCTTTCCAACGCAGTTAACTCTTGGCCTAATCTGTCCGGATCAATTTGGGCCATTATATTATTTAAAGTTGTAAGCTGGGCTGCGGTAGGTGCGCGTTCTCTGATCTGTGTTTGTAATGTTTCCAACTCTTGGCGGGCGTTACCTTGTTGCGCAACGCGTCTTTGAACTTCTTGCAAACGCGTTGTTATTCGCGTTAATCTGTCACCCAATACTCGTCTAAAACGAGTACCTGATTGTTGTAACTGGGCTATTCTATTTGGTAATTCCTGTAAGTTTCTCAAAGCAGTTTCTAAATTTTGAGGTTGTGCCATAATTATATATATATATTTATATTAATTTATTTGAAAATATTTTTTTTTCAATCCAAATAAATGAGGAAATTTAATCTATAATTTCATCTATATCGTTTTTTATTATATTAATTTGGCTTAATATTTTGTTTTGTTCCAATAAAGCCCGTTGATTCATTTCATCCGTAATTTTTGATTTTTCAACTGTTCTTTCAATATATTCAACTAGTAATTGTAAAAATTCTTTTTGTTTTGTTTTTTCGTCAATAATATGTGTTTTATATTTTTCATAGTCATTTTTTATACCCACTAAAAATTTATTTTCATCAGTTGTTTTATTTAATTTATTTAAATGTTCTAAAACATTGTTTTTATTATTTTTAATTTCATTTTTTAATTTCAGCATTACTTTATCTCTTAAGGCTAATTCCATATTATATATATTTAATATTATATATATAAATTTATAATTCAATATTCATAAATAATTAATAATAATAATTAAAAATTAATAATTAAAAATTAATAATTAATTTATTAATATTTTAGATACTTTAATTCATTTTTCACTTCGTATGAATAAATCTTACAGCATAGTTAACATAAAATAATGATTTTATATTAAATTTTATATAATCGTATGATGCGATAAATAAAAAAGTATTTATTTTTGTTTAATTTAAAATTATTATTTTTAAAAATATTTAAATATTTACAGATATTATTTAGGATGTCGAAAATTTTAGAACCTTTGCTTACAGAAAACCCCAACCGCTATGTGATGTTTCCTCTACAAGACCAAGCTATTTGGAAATTATACAAAAAGATGTTTGATTGTATGTGGCGCGCGGAAGAAATAGATTTATCAAAAGATTTAATTCATTGGAATAAATTAAATGAAAACGAACAACACTTTATTAAAATGATATTGGCATTTTTCGCTGCTAGTGATGGTATTGTTTTAGAAAATTTAGGAATGCGTTTCCTGAGTGAAGTACAATTACCCGAAGCCAGAGCTGCCTATGGGTTTCAATTGATGATGGAAAACGTACATTCAGAAACATATTCACTATTAATTGATACATATATTAAAGATGACAAAGAAAAAAAGAAATTATTTGAGGCAATTGATAATTTCCCTTGTATCAAAAAAAAAGCCGATTGGGCTATTAAATGGATCGAAGACAAAAGATCTTCTTTTGCTACTAGATTAGTGGCGTTTGCCTGTGTGGAAGGAATATTTTTTTCTGGTTCGTTTTGTTCTATTTATTGGTTAAAAAAACGAGGATTAATGCCAGGTTTAACTTTTTCAAATGAATTAATAAGTAGAGATGAAGGGTTGCATACAGATTTGGCTGTTTTACTGTTTAACAAATTAAATAAAAAAATAAACAAACAAAAAATAAGAGATATCATAAAAGAGGCGGTCGTAATTGAAAAAGAATTTATTTGCGAGGCTCTTCCATGTAAATTAATCGGAATGAACTCCAAATTAATGAGTCAATATATTGAATTTGTCGCAGACCGCTTGTTGACACAATTAGGATGTAACAAAATATATAAGGTATCTTGTCCGTTTGATTTTATGGAAATGATTAGCCTTGAAGGAAAAACAAATTTCTTCGAAAAACGTGTTGGCGAATACAGTTTAGTTAGTGATAAAAGAAGCGAAGAAGCATTTAATATCGATGATGTTGAATTTTAATGATCTAGATTTAATGATCTAATAAAAATATATACATATATTATACTATAACTATGAAATCATGGATAAAGCCCGAAAATAGTTTAAACGACATAAAGAAAAAATTAGGATTTACAACACAGAACGTTTGGAATGAAGTGGTTTCGCAAAGAAATAAAGGTTCATCAAACGAATACAAAACTTATATAAAAAACTATAATCCTTTAAATAAAATTGGAATTAGGACCTCATTAGGACCAATTTTTTTATATGGAGATGGAAAAATATTTGACATTTATGGAGACAATATTACTGAAAAAGAAAAAATGGAAGCAATTAATACTGAAAGAAATTGGAGACTAGCATCAAAACACGAGTTGTCACCTCATTTATATTATTATGGTTATTTTAAAAATGGAGCTAAAAATTTAGAAATAGAAGATAATAATGGCAAGTTTAAAAATATTGTAGTTCATCAACTATGCTTATGTGTAATATCAAAAGGTTATACCATGGATTTATCTAAATATTATAAAGATAACAAAAATAAAGAATATGTTACGCCTCCAGTAGGATGGAAACAACATGAAAGGCGGTCTGTTCCCGGTGAATATTACTGGTTTAATGATACCACTGGTGAAAGTAAATACCCCGAGGATAAATATAGAACATTAAGAGAAGATGATATATATATAGCAAACCAACTAGTTGATTTGCTACAAAAAACGGCAACAGTAATGAATGTATTATGTTTTGATTTAAAACCGGAAAACTGTGTAATAGATACAAATACAAATGAGGTAAAATTAATTGATTGGGACGCGGATTGGTGTATTTCTTTTGATTTTTTAAAACCAAATAAAAAAGACCAATCTATATCAAAATTAACCGGTTTATTAAGTACTATGTTTATGGCGAACCAATTTTTAAAATGGAATGACTGGAATATATTTTCAAAGTATTTCACAGAAGAAACATATAAAAATCTTTTAAAATCACATGATTCTTTTTATCGCAGACCTCTTATACCATCGTTGAGAACACTATATTGTAGCTCTATGGAAACCGGTAGCGGCAGTGGAAATAGAATAATGGCAATCCACTATCAAAAAGAGACTATTAATAATGTTCTGAGTGTGTCTGAATTATTTAATAATTTTAAATGGAATGCGAAAACATTTAAAAAAAAATGCGATAAAATTTTCAATATTTTATGGGATAAATCTAAATATATTACTAAAAATAAGAGATATATTTCTAATAAAGAACAGGATGTATTGTTTTTACCATCATCTCCATCATTCGACCCCAATGATTTGAGTAATGTATCGCCCGTTGTTGGTGGTAAAAAATCAATAAAACACAAAAGAAAGCGTATTGGAAAAAAGATGATTGCGGCTTTAACAAAGCGTAAAATGAAATCAAAGCGCAAAACAAAGCGCAAAACAAAGAGTAAAGTAAATAGTAAAGCAAAGAGTAAATCAAAAGTAAAATAAATCATAAAAAAGGCATATAAACTATCAAAAATAAAAATTATATATATGTTAATAATCATTAGTAAATTAAAATATAAATTTTATATTTTAATTTATTAATTTAATATTCAATAACCTCCAAATCAGATAATTTCCAATATTCATTTCCACCATTAGGCAATGGTCGTCTGATAATAAAAGGTATACTGCGTTCCAATAATTCTTGTTCGGCAATAAACCGGGCGTCAATTGTATTTGGTGGTACATCGATAAATGGGTCAGCATCATTGTTTAATTGTTTTATTCTAATTCCTAATACACGAGCTCTTTCGTATTTTGTTAAGAAAGGTACAGTTCTATGTAAAGGGTCAATAATTTGCCCTTTTTTATCTCTAGATATTTTTGAAAGTGCGTTAATTTCTTTGTAGCTGCTTTGTAGAAGCTCTGGATGATGTATTATTAAAGTATCTGTATTAATATCAGCTTCTAATTTTTTTAATTCTTCATCATCTTCATCATTTTCGTCATCGTCGTCATCTTCATCATCTTCGTCTTCGTCTTCGTCACCCTCGTCATTTTCATTACTATCCTCCTCGTCCTCGTATTTGTCATCTTTTTCATTATCTTCTTTGTCGTAATACCCTTCCTTTTCCTTATTGTCTTCCGAATCTTTGCCTAAATATATATTTACGTTGTCTTCTAGTATTTCACCCTCTTCTAAATCATCGATATCAGAGTTATTATCAGAATCAATATCAAAATCATTATTTTGACCACTCTCACTTAAATTATCTCGTTCATAATTAATAACAGGTGACTCCTCATCGCTACCACTATCATCGTCATTTTGATAATAATCTTCTGGTTCACTCAAAGACATGGTGTTTGTAGGATCACCAATGTTTTTTTCTAAATCATTGTTGCTCATTTCTAAATCTGCTAAATCACTTGTGCTCATTATTATATTATTATAACAATAATATTTAATATTATTTCAATTTTTATTAATTACTATTACTTTTCCAAACAACGTTGCAATTTGAACAGATATATACATATTTTAAATTTGTATCGTCGTATCTCAAATAAATAACATCATTTTTCACTTGACTTTTACTCTCGTCACCTTCACTATATTTACTAGGACAAGTGGCATTTGGACAAGAAATATTGTTAATATGTGGCAAAGTAGGATCTAATTTTGTGTATTCATTTACCATATGATGATATGAAGCTGAGCTTGTTTTCAAATGGGTTTTTGATACACAAATATTTTTGGGATCTAATGATAATGAATCATTTTCATGTCCACATTTGCGACAATAATAAATAAGTTTATTTAAGTTTTCTCCACCGAGTCTTGTATAATACATATTTTGGCATTCCGTACAAAAGTGCATATTTAGTTTATTATATTATAATACATTACTTTTTTATTTCAATTTTTCGAATATTTATTTAAAAGACTTTCAAATTCTTCCAATGCCTTTGTATAATTTAATCTTGTTCTCATATTGTATGTTCTTACTGATTTAATTTCATCATTATCATCTGAATCTTTTAAAGCAATGATTTTTTTCTTAATTTTTTCTTGATTTTTTAAAACATGCTTTTTAATAAACGGTTCAAATAATAAAAAATTTTTTATTAATCTAGGAGTTATATTATTAATTGCTATTTCTAAATTTTTAAATTCTAAAATTTTATTGTAGGGGATAAAATCAGAGTGAGATTCTCTAAATCCAGGTTCACATAACAATGGTTTATTATGAAAAAGTGTTACTAATGTTAATAAAACTGTTTTGATAGTTTGACAAGATGTCCATTGTTCACCTTTCCATGTATTTAATATTGACAAACAAACCTTCCCTGTTCTGTATAAATTTGGATGAAAACGTGTTTTTCCGTCATTTGTCATATATTTAAGACTTGGTGGTTTAAAAGGATATTCGCCTGGAAAGTCAAATGTAAATAAATAAGCACCGCTGCTATATATTGTATCATCAGGACCCATTATACAAGCATATCCTTTCATTATATTTTGTTCATCGTGAATATAATAAATACCATGAGAAGTTAAAGGATTTTTTAGTATATCTTTTACATCTTTCAAAAGTCGTTTTTGTGCTGTGGGTGTAATAAAATTTTCGCTCATTTAATTAAATATATTTAGCAATGTTTAAATGATAACTAAATATAATTATTTTATTACCATGTATGTTGCGGTTAACCAATAAGTATTTGAATTATCATAAAATAAAATTGATATAAAACAATCTCATTCTATATACAATATCAAAATGACAACAAAAAAGAACTATGACACACTTCTACGTTCTTTTAAAACAAATGAATCAGAACATACTCACACCAGAATAGGTGATAAAACTATACAAATTTTTGGTGGAAAATATAACATAGACCACAATATTGAAAAATTTAACAAACAATATTATAAACACGTATTTGTAAAAGGAAATAAGGAATATTTAACTGAAAAACAATTGCATGATGGAGATGAACAGATTTTAATTGATTTAGATTTTAGATATAATATTGAAATCGAGGAGAGACAGCATACAGAGGAAACTTTGGAAGACTTGGTACAACTTTATATGGAAGAAATTGATAAATTAGCAAAATTAAAAGTAGATGAAAAAATTCCAATATTTATATCAGAAAAACCACATGTAAATAAGCAGTTAGAGGTCACAAAGGACGGTATCCATATGGTTATAGGAATTAAAATGCCCCATTCAATTCAAATGTTATTAAGAGAAAATGTTATGAAAAGAATAGATACTGTGCTTGGAGATTTGCCTCTTCAAAACAGTTATGAAGAAGTATTTGATAGAGGAATTTCAAAAGGAACAACAAATTGGCAAGTTTTTGGATCACGCAAACCTGGTAATGAATCTTATGCCTTAGTTAAATATTGGGATGTAAGCTTCGACGAAGATAGAGAATTAGATATTGAGGTTCATGATTTGGAAAAGCCAAAAAAAGACTTTTATTTAAATATAATACCAATTATTAGTGCTAGAAATAAAAATGCTTTAAAAGTTGATTTTAAAAAGGCGGCTTTGGATAATATAAATAGTCAATCAAAAAAAAAAATTAAAACAAAATATAAAAAGAAAATTAAAATCGTGGAAGGGGGTACTTTGCATGCTTTCGAGTCGATATCGAATGAAGAAGAATTAAATTCGATTATTGAAAAGTTGATGGAAGATTCTGAAGAAAACGATAGATTTGAAATCAAAGAAGCTCATGATTATGCTATGTGTTTAAATGAAGAATATTATGAACCGTATGAAAAATGGATGGATGTAGGATGGACACTATTTTGTGTTAATTATAGCTTGTTTCCAACATGGGTCGCGTTTTCTAAAAAATCTGATAAATTTAGCTTTGACAGTATCCCCGAAATGTTTGAATTGTGGAATAAAATGAAGAAAAAAGGAAAATCACTGGGCTCGTTGATTTTCTGGGCAAGGGATTGCAATCCAGTAAAATATAAAGAAATCAAAGAAAATACAATTAATTACTATATTAATAAAACTTTAGATGGTGAAACTGAATATGATATAGCTCGTGTCTTATATAAAATGTATAGCGATAAATATAAATGTGTAAGTGTGAAAAATAAAATATGGTATGAATATTTGGAAGGGCGGTGGCACGAAGTTGAAGAAGGAATTAGTTTAAGTTCGAAATTATCTACCACACTAAATCAAAAATATGTTGATAGAGAGCATGAACTTATTAACAAAGTTTGTACGATTCAAGACGAAGAAGAACGTGTAAAAACACAGCAACTGGTTGCTAAGATGGCAAATATTTCCAATAAATTAAGAAAGACTTCTTGGAAACGAAATATTATGACAGAGGCTGCTGTGCAATTTTATGATAAATATTTTATGAGCAAGCTTGACAGTAACCCAAATATTATTTGTTGTAATAATGGTGTTATTGATTTTGATAAAGGTGGTGTGTTTCGCAAAGGGAAACCGGAGGATTATGTTTCGCTTTGTACTAACATTAATTATGTTAAATATAACCCAGTTGATTCTGCACATGTTAAGATTAAAAATGCCATTGAAACATTCTTTAAACAATTATTTCCTAATCCAAATTTAAATCAATATATGTGGGAACACCTTGCTTCTATTTTAATAGGTAAAAATGTGAATCAAACATTTAATATGTATACTGGTTGTGGTAGAAATGGTAAATCAAAATTAGTAGAATTCATGTCAGCTCTTTTGGGGGATTATAAAGGAACTGTTCCAATTAGTTTGGTTACACAGAAACGTGGGCAAATAGGTGGAGTTTCACCAGAAGTAGCAAATCTAAAAGGTTTAAGGTATGCTGTAATGCAAGAACCTTCAAAAGGGATGCAGTTAAATGAAGGTGTTATGAAGGAATTAACAGGCGGCGACCCGGTTCAAGGCAGAAAATTATTTAGAGATGTCGTCACGTATATTCCACAATTTACTTTGGTAGTTTGTACAAATCATTTATTTGATATTAAAACGGATGATGATGGTACATGGCGTAGAATTAGGGTTTGTGATTTTGAATCGAAGTTTGTTTCCGATCCATCCACTAATCCAGAAGATCATGAATATTTGGTTGACAGAAAGATTGATGAAAACTTTGAACAATGGAGGGAGATTGCGTTTGGGATGTTGGTTGAAATAGCAATTAGAACAGGTGGAAAAGTAAAAGATTGTGATGCTGTTTTGGCGTCCAGTCAAAAATACAAAGCAACACAAGACCATTTTACAGCTTTCTTTGCCGAAAAGATTAGCAAATGTTGCGGGGACCAGTGTTCGTGTAATACGGGCAAATTAAGAGATAAATGTCGTATGAAAATGAGAGATGTATTAGAAGTATTTAAAACTTGGTATGTAGAATTATACGGTTCTAAACCTCCCTGTGGAAAAGATTTATATGATTTTCTAGAAAAAAAAATAGGAAAACCCACCAGAGGCAGAGGATACGTTGGATATAAATTATTACTAGATTTAGATTCCGATGATGAAGATTTTGAATCCAATAGTATTTAAAAGGCGTTTATTTAAAACGTGTTATAATAAATTTAATGTATTAATATTAAATTTATTAAATGAATTATTTGTTGATTTTACGAGATTTTCTTTTTTTGTGTATTTTACGTTTTCCGGTTATTGTTTTATTTTTTTTTGTTTTTTTTATTTTTTTTTTCTTAGTTTTTTTTCCTCCCATTGTTTCCCCTGTATTGTGGTATTTATGAAAACGATCAACAGCCGGTCCAAATTTAGGATTTACAGGTATACCACGCATCTTCTGTTTAATAAGATCCATAAAAGCCAGCTTTGTTTCTGTATTCCTACCTCTTGCTAAGTTTCTCTTTGTTTTCCTTGCCGTACGTTTGCGCTGGAGGCCTTGTATTTTAACTGCGGCTCTGTCATGTCGTCCCAATATCCAAGTAACAAATTCTATTTGGTCATCAATGGTTGGAGATGACACGTTATCGTATTCAAAATCCTTACCATCATAATATAACCACCCTGTTTCATGGGTTGATGTCGCTTGGGGTATTTTACCATCCCAGTTAGTAAAATTTTGTAGATGGGGTATAATTGACGAAGGCAATATTTTTGTTTTAAATCTGTCCTTTAATGAGTCCAAACGGATTTCATTGGGGACACCTAACATCGACAATCCTTTGCCGTTTTTCCAATACTCCCTTCCCAGCCCTCTCCAAGCATCTATTATCAGCATGTTATATCCCCATGACGAAGTTTCAGGACCCCAGAAAGTAGTTTTTGCTAAAACCTCATCTATATGATATATTTTTTGTAATATATCTCTAATTTCGGTCAATAATGGTATTGAATACCGCCACCCTTGTTCTCTTTCTTTGCGTCTTATACCGTCAGGTGGAAATTCTAAATCAATCAAATCATGAAGAAATTTTTTATATTTATTCAAAGCTGATAAAAGTTGAACCAATAGTGTATCAACAGTCGTTTGTATATATCTTTTTGGTAACAACCGTAATCCTAATATTTTTCTTGATTCGTTTTCTAAATTTATTTTTTCTTTGTCGGTTAACGGTTTTTCAGCCCATTTTACTATTTCATCCCAGTCAGTTGTTTCTTTTGTTTCCTTTGTATGTAATGTGTTTTTTGGGTCTTCCATTATATATATATATATAAGGGATTTAAAAAATATTTATAAAGTAAAAAAATTATATATTTATCTACGTTGTGTTTTTCTTTTTTTCTTGTGGTGTTTCTTTTTTTTATTAGTTTTTCTTTTTTTGTAATATTTTCTTTTAGTTTTGCGTTTGTTTTTCTTTTTATGTTTTCTCGTTTTTCTTTTTCCACCCGAATAAATGGTTCCGTGATTTTTATGACTAATGTAAGGCGTTCTAAAAAAGAATGTTTTTTTAGCTTCTGTAATACCATGATCACTTGCTTCTTTGTGTGCTTCTTTTGCTTTTGTTCTTAATTTGGCATGTTCTTCATGCCATTTATCTAACTGTTCGTGTTGATGTTGTTGATTTGAATGATGATCACTTTCGTCAACTACAGGCTTAGTTTTTCTATGCTCGTGTAAATTAGTAAAGGCTGTAATTAATTTCCCTTTTTTTTCTTCTTCTGGTGTTACAGGAAAATCATCTTCAAAAGTAGTTACTGGGACTTGTAAACTATGAGTCTTTGTTTCAGACTTTTGAGCAATAGTAGCATTTTCAAGATTTCTTTGGATATTCGCCATACGATCCTCTGTGGTCGGTTGTGGAGTGGCAGGCATATGTCTGGTTTTATGTGTTGTAGTCATTTCATATTTGTTTGGTTTCACCCTGGTTCCGTATTTTGCTCTTGTTCTCTCGCTCATTATAATATATTATAATATAATATTTTATAATAATATTATTTTCGTTACAAAACCCATCTATAAAATGATTGTAATAATAAAGGTATAAATAAAAAACACATGATTGTGATAGAAAAACTTTTTATTTCTTCATTTAAATATTTTTTTTTATATACTCCCCATGATATGTATAAAATAATCGAAATTACTAAAGTCCAATATATCAAATGGACATAATAAAACGCATTTTTCCCAATTTCTAAATCTTTTTCATAATATCGAATCAATCTTTTTGAAATATTTTTACTGGAATCTAATTTATCAACATTTGTTTTTGTTGTTTTTAATTTGTCATCGTAATTGTCAAATAATTGACCCATTCTTGATTTATAAATTAATTGAGATGAATAATAATCAATATTTCTTTGAATATTTTTCTTTAATGTTGTGAAGTCGTTTTCTATTTTATTTATATCACTAACCGCTAACTTTTCGGCATTTTTTAATTTAAAATTAGAATACCAAAATGAGCCTTTGTCAGCTAAATAATATTTTTCTTCCGCGTCTTCAATATTTTTTTCACCATTTCTAAAATTTTGTTTGGCACTTGTATAGTTAGTGTATAATTTTTGTAATTCTTTATTTCGCATACATTTAGCATCGCAAATCGCATTTTTTTGTTGATTCATGGTATCTATTAATCCATTAATTTTATCAGATAATTCAGCATTTAATACTACAGGCGGCGGTGTTTGTGTTGCCATATTATACAATGATTAGAAATTATTAAGATATATATTTTTGTTAGTATGAAAATATATATAATTTTTGATTTGATAATTATATAATTTTTTGATTTGATAAATTATATAATTTTTTGAGTTTAATTAAAAATCTAAATATACTTATTCATAGCTTGTTTTACAAGATTTGGACTTTGTTTTGCTTTGTGCCAATAATCTAAACTTGTATTTTCAAGTGATTTAGCGCCGGATTTTGCCTGTGATACACCTTTCCAAAATGCTTTTTTGTCGTGTGACCAAACTGTATCATAACCTTTATCAAGAGTAGATTTATCAAAACTCCAATTATATCTGTTCCAGTTTATTTGATTTCTGCTCCAGTTATCATATATTTTTTTACATGTCAATAAAATAGCGGCTGTGATAGATAAAACAATTCCAGCATTTCCTAAATTCGTCCAACCTATTTTGACTAAATAAACCGAAACTAAAACTCCTAAAGCACAAAACGAAATCATTTTAAAAATATCTTTGTGAGAGGAGTATCTATTGGTTTCATAATTGGCAATTTCCACCATTCTTAATGTGTTATCGCGCGATTGTTGAAGACCAGCTACGCTTTGTTTGACATTATTTAATTCTTTTTCTGTTAAAGATAATAATGATATTTGATCAGCTAAATCATATCTATCGTTGGATAAAGTACATTGTTCTTGAGTGAGTAATAATTTTAATTCTTTAAATAAATTCTCTCTTAGCTCAGAGAGTTGGTTAATCTCATCCATAATTGATTTTTGATCCTCAGGTCCAACCTGTGAAGTTTGAAGAGCTTGTAATTTATTAAATTGTCTTTTTTCAACTCCTTGTAACTCCTTAATATTTTGAACTAAATTTAAATGACGACCTTTTAAAACATCGGAACACTGTGTTCTAAAATTAAAAGGTTTCTTTGACGATCCGGAGGCGGTTGAATTACTGTCCATTGCTGGTTTTGGTTTAATAACGCCATTATCACCATAACAAGCGTGTTTTTTGTCATTGGCATTACTAGAGCTATCTATTAATTCACAAGTTACTGTGTTACTAGTAGTTTTACTACATGTATTTCCTTTCTGTGTATAATCTGCGGGACAAACTAAATTTTTACCAGACATATTATATAATATTAACTCACAAAAAAATTATTGTTTAACTTGTCTTATAACAATTAATAAAATACAAATTGCTAAACCCAACCAAAATAAATATTGTGTATGAGCACTTGATTTTTTCAATGAATTATCTTCTTGCATTCCCTTTAAAGTTTCTTCTCCTACACTTAGCTGTTTTAATAATCTATATTCTTCTTGATATTTTTGTAACTCGTCCATTAGTTCTTGGGAACTAGAATCATTTTTATCCCATAAATTTCTTTTTGCTGTAATTATATCATTAATTCTGTTTTGAAGTTGTTGAGCTTTTTCATTTACTATATCTTCTTGTTTTCCATATTTAGTAAAAACATTTGTTAAGTTAGCGGCTTTTCCCATATTTAAAATTGTATTTTTTTTTGTTTCTGAACAAGTATTTTTTAAGTCATCGCCAGAAACAATATGCGTTACTTTATTAGGATTAGCGTTTGATGTCCAATTATCAAATCCTTCCACAGGAACTTCGTCCCATTCACATCTTCTACCGCTACCATTAGGCCATTCAGTACTACCTTCACAACCTATTATCCCATCTAAAGGCCACCATTCTTTTGTCTTGAATCTTCCACAACGCTCTTTCCACAAATTCAAGTCTCTTAATCTCCACCCATCGAGTTTTGGCTCAGGTCTGTATTTATTTCCATCTAGTTGGGTTGTCATCTCGTTGGTACTACCACCACGACCGTAAAAAGCCATACCTTTATATTTTCCACTATGATATGAATATAATCCCTTCGTTCCATAATTTCCTACAAATTCATAACCATGTCCACCTAAACTTAAACCTTTATCCAACGCAATTTCTCTACACGATTTTTCATTGGTACAAAGCATTTCCCTAATTCTCCTGACAGGGATACATTTTTCAACCATACAATCCTTTTTCTTACAAGAACGTGTTTCAGTTAATTCTGGACACGACTTTCCATTATATTCTGGATATTGTGTAACAGTTCTTTGTCTTGTTTCTGTTCCTTCTCCACAGTCTTTACTACAATTTGACCAGTTGCTCCAATTGGAAACTTCACAATTAACTGGTGTCTTAAAATTATACATTTGCCCACCTGGCTGACATACTTCATTACAATTAAAATTTTCATGTCCGCAATCTACAATTGCTTTAACTGAACCATCGGGACAAAAACATTTGCCTGATACATTAGAAGGTATATTTGTATTACATCTTTTTTCACTGTTTTTTAAATCCAAGCTCTTTAAAAATTCACCTTCTCCTTTACAATTTTGCGTTTGAATAAAATCATCGCAAAATTGTGGACCGTCTTTTTCTAAATCGTTACATGTAGAAATTTTTTCCCCTTTTATGCCTAAAGCTTTTGGTGGAGTTTTTTTCAAATACACTTTTGACAAATTACATCCCGCCAAACATGCTTTTTTTGAGGATTCAACATTTACTTCATTCACAGTATCGATATCGACATCAGAAAATTTTTGATCGCAATTGTATTTACAATCTTTTACAGCCTCTCGTGCCTTTGTATAATCACTCATATTAGTTCTAAATAGCGATGCCATTTTAGAACTTTCACGCATTAAATTATCTTTATTGTCGATTAAATTATTAAATTCATTTTTATTCATGTTTTGAAGAGTGTTTAAATCAGAAAAGCCCTCAATCATTATATTTTGTTTTGCTAAAGATTTTACTAAGTCGCATCTTTTAGATTTGAGTTGTTTTCCCATTTTTAAATCGTTGTTAATATCGTCACTGTAATCGCTAAATTTTTTTATTTTATTATCGATATGTTTTGAAAAATTAGTTTCAAAAATGCTTTTTAAAAAATCTACCATTTTATCTTATATATAAAAGATAAAAAAGATAAAAAAGAATTAATTATTTAATAATCTTTGAACGGTAATTGCACCTATAGTTGTCGCTGCAACAAACCAAGCCATATAATGCGTATATTCTGTATTTGATCTTAAACTGGTATCTTCTAACTGACCGGCAAGTGTAGTTCTTGATTCATTTAATTTATTGAAATTTGTCTGATGAGCTGCTAATTTTTTTATATTTTTATTTAGTTTTTCTCTTTTTTTTGCGATTTGTTTTTGTAATTTTAAATCTTTTCCTTGAATCTTCTGTGTTTGAGTCCACATCTCTCTGGACAATGTCATGAGTTGTTCATTTAATAACTTAAGTTTCGCGTTAGAAGTATCTATAATATTTTTATCTGATTTACAATCACTATTCGCGACTCCAGAATTTGAATTACATTCAGGTTTCATTGCTTCATCACTGCGCGATTTATAAATAGTCACGTATTCACTTAATTTTTTTGAAAACTTTGCTTCAAGTTCATTTAATTTTTTAAATTCTTCTTTATCTATTTGTGATAAAGATTTTTGTTGTTTTTGTTTTTGATCTTTCTTTTCCATATTAGCCAAAGGTTCTTTCATATAAGTAATATTCGGCATTGATGTTTTCTCTATCAATGGAAATTTAGGCATGGCTTCCTGTATTATTTTATGCTGCATACCATTAAAATTTGATCCTTGGTTTAAACTAGAATCTTTTTTTTCAAAACTTTCATTTAAATTTGTAAATAACATTGTCTATATAATTAAACATAGAAAATGTATTTTAAATTTTGATGTTTAAATATTAAATATTTAAATAAAGTCCTAAAGTAAAAAATATTTAGATGATTTGTCTCGTTACTTTTTATATAAAAAAACAACTCCCGCAATAATGGCAATAGAATAATATCCTAAATATAAATATTCTTCTATCATTCTGTTTTTGGTTTCATGACTTAACGGTTTTGCTGCGAGGTCAATATTTTTCTTTTCTTCTAAAAGTTTTAATTTATTTTGATATTGTGATTCTATTACATCAATATTGGTATCCGTTTTCATTATATTGTTGTTGTTTTGTGATATACTTTTGTTTATTTCATTTTTTAAAATAAAAATATTCGAATAAACATCTCTTTCTAGTTGATTTTTATATTTATCAAAAATTTCTTTATTTTCACTTGTTGGGTCTGCTTTATAATTAATAAGTGAACTTTTATAATTTTCAAGAATAATTGTTTTTTTATTTTCTAAATTATTTAATCTCGATTGATATTCGCTGACAGGAACAGGCATATTTAATATATAAAGATAAATTAATGAGAACAAAATCTATAATAATACGATTCAATAGAAGTGGGTGATGGTCGAGTAATTTCACAAACGTCATTTGGTTTCATACCTAGAGCTTGTGCTACTGGGTCAAATCTAGAAATTTCAGGCAATTCGGAATCATTTGTGATGTTATATTTGATATAAATATCCTTTTTTTCTTTTTCGTTTAAAATTCTATGGTTTGGTACCAACACATGATCGAGAATATTAAATAAATAATCATTTAAATTATAAACATTAATAAATTTGTTTTCATTTTGGAAAATTTCCAATAATAGTTTTTTTACATTATCATTGATTTTATCTTTTGAAATAATAATTAATTCATCGTTTTCATCTAGCAATTCCTCTAAATCAAATAAATCTTCCACCGCTTCTCTTATATGATTTCCTTTAATACGCACCGTATTTAAATGATATTTAACATAAATTTTATTACCACTTTCATTTGTTAAAAGCATGTCCAACTGTTTTGGAACAGCATTATACATTGCTAAAACATCACCAACGCTAAAATTTTCATAGTCTTCAATAATATATCCTCGTGATTTCAAGATTTCTAAAATAATATTTCGAGATTTATAAATCTTTGGAACAATTAATCCATAACTTACGGAAGAACTCATTATATAATTTAAAAGAACATTTTTAAATTATAATCAATTTTATTATGTTATATTTATAAATTTGTAGTTATTAGTTTTTTTATAGTTGAAGAATCTTGAGTTTCTTCGTTTTCTTTAACAGCATCTTTTTCTTCTTCTATATTATCGATCAACGGTGTTTTGTTATCCTTTTCTTTTAAAACAGGTGTTCTAATAACAATTGTTTGTCCATCTCCTAAATCATTGCTTTTTTTTTCTATATCGCCTAAATTAGTATTTTTGTATTGTTCTTTAAATTGGTCTTCTAGACCTGTTTCCTTTATCTTTTCTATTAATTGGGCTGATACACCTTCTATTGGGGTTTCTAAATCCAAACCAGTTGTAGATATTTTTGAACTTTCCGGAGATTGAATTGTCATCTGTTTAGATGTGTCTTCCTCCAAAGAAGATTGTAATGGTTGTTGTGGCTGTGGTTGTGGTTGTGGTGGTTCTTGTGCCATAGGTGGTGTAATTTGAGTATTTTTATTAGGTAAATCCTTTATGTCTTTAAAAGGGACTTTAATTTTATCATTTCCTTTAAATGACCCGGGTATAATTTCCGCTTCATTTCTTTCTGTATCAATGGTTGCTATTCTCCAAATTCTACCTGGTTGAGGGTCACCACTCCATATAATTAATTTCCCAATGCCGTTGTCATCTAAACTAAATGGTGTTAAAATAATATTTTCTGGATTATTTGACTGTGGCGATACGGGACCGTAGTCAGGTGATACAGGCGCGTAGTCGGGTGATACAGGCGCGTAATTAGGTGATACAGGACCGTAGTCAGGTGATACAGGACCGTAGTCTGGTGATTTATTAAAAACACTATTAGATGAATTTTTTTCGTCTAGCCATTCGGAAATCTCACTCGTATTTTTCATTTCTAAAAATTTTCCTATTTCATGAACCACGACTATATCCCCATCTTCATCAGGTCCTTGTTGTATAATCCATATATTATTAGGATCATCTTTAAATTTCACTCTTCTTATGGATTTTTCTGGTTGCTGTTGCTCTTGTTGTGTATTTGCCGATATATTATCATATTCGGGAAATGGTGGTCCAAAAGTATCAAATATATCTGGCGACTCAACCATTTGATCTTCATTTGGAGTATCGTAAGGTGTATTAAGTTTTTCGCTTTCATCGGATATTTTCTTATTAATATCATTTTTCACCTCTTCAAAATTATTTAAATTTCCAGTTAATTTAATAATATTATTGTTTTCTCCCAATAAGCTTGTTAACTGATCGACGTTTTCAGCCGTTATTAATCGCATTTGGACATTCATGGTCTGAAGTTCTTGATATAATAATTTAAATGCGTAAGGAACATCTACAATCGAAAAAGAACGACCAAAACGCGTTATTGGAACAATATTTAGGTCTCCTTCTAAATTATTTACAAATTTCACAGGGCCGTCTATAATTGGACTTAAAAATAAATTTTTACTTTCATTATAAACAGCAATGGTCCCACTTTTATTACACACGGCCATTTTAAATTGGTCTCCTCTTACCATCATGGATTCTTTTAAAAATCCTGACATACCGTGTGCTATTATTGAATCACGGTCCATTTCACCTATTCTAAGACCACCGTCGTTAGCGCGTCCTCCGACTGTCTGTCTTGTCATTACGGATCTTGGACCACGCGCGCGATAATTTATTTTATCTTTTACCATGTGTTTTAATCTTTCGTAATATGTCGGTCCAAAATAAATTTCCGTTTCTAGCTGCTCTCCGGTCATTCCGTTATACATAATTTCATTTCCCGTTGAACTAAAACCGACCTTTGTTAATAAATCGCCAAACACCTTATCCTTTGGACCTTTTTGTAAAAAAGCTGTACAATCTCCAACACCTCCATACATACAAGCAGTCTTCGCAATTAAGGCTTCTACTAAATGCCCAATAGTCATACGAGAAGGCATCGCATGGGGATTTACAATAATATCTGGTCTTATCCCCTCAGCAGTAAAAGGCATATCTGATTCGGGTAAAATAAGACCGATTGTTCCTTTTTGTCCTGCTCTGGAGCAGAACTTGTCGCCTATTGCGGGAGTTCTGTGATGACGAATACGTATCTTTGCTAATTTATTTCCATTTTCATCTTCAGTTAAAAAAGATTTATCAACATAACCCAATTGTCCTTTCTTAGTTTTTTTGGATTCATCTATATAATATTCAGATGAAGTAGAACTTGTAGAAGCCTGTCCTATTATAATAGTTTTGTCGTTAACGGGAACATTTTCTCTTATTAAACCGGATTCACTATCCAATAAACTGTAGTCATACCCAGCTTTCAATCCCAATACATTTTCATTTACAACGTCCATAAATTTATTTTCTATAGAAATAGCACCTACCTTTTTATTTTCCTCGTGTGATTCATACGTAGTAAAATACGTTGTTCTAAACAAACCGCGTTTTAGTGCTCCTTCATTTATGATAACCGCATCTTCTACATTAAATCCAGTATAACACATTACCGCGACTATGGCGTTCAAACCATAAGGGTGTTCGTTATTGGTAATATAAGATAAGTATCTACTTCTTACAAGGGGATTTTGACCATAATGTAACACCAAAGCGGATTTATCCATTCTATTTTGATAATTCGTATTATACAAAGAAACAGCTTGTTTGCTCTGACCGCAAGAGAAAGCATTTCTTGGATAAGGATTGTTACTGGGGAAAATAATTTGATTTGCCATAACTCCCAATATAATAGATGGATGAATTTCTATATGTGTTACAGATTTTTTGATATAGTCTTCTGGTTTATCATAATAAGTCGCCAGTTTTACGCCTTCCATTTCTGTTGTATCTAAATACTCTATAATGGCTTGCGATGCTGATAAATCAATAGAATCATTATATAGATCTTTAAAATTAAAAATATTACAATTATCTTGAGTTGTTTTTTTCTTTTTCTCTCCAAAACCCAAAATTAATTCTTTCCAATTGTAATCTTTACTGAGGATTTTTTCAATAATACCATCACTCTGATAACTTATTTTATCGTCGTAAACCGGAAACAAGGGATGACAAGCACGTCCGGCATCTGTCCATATATGTATTTCATTTACTTCGATGTGCCACCCGATACTGGTAAATATATTAAATAATCCATTGCGTCTTCGCAGTCTCAAAGTGGATACCATTTCAAGAGGTGTTAATGTACAGCCAACCCACGCGCCGTTTACCAATATTTTTGTTGTTTGTGATAAATATTGAATGCTACATTCTTCCAATAATTTCATATTTAAATCTTCACCTCTTAAATACTCAATAAAAGGATATCCTGAACAACCACTTGTTATATGTGTCATTAACGCCAAATGCTTGTGGAGTCCAACATTTCCACCATCAGGACTGTGTATTGGGCATAATAATCCCCATTGTGTGGAATTTAATAATCGCGGTCCTACAATTTTAGCGGCATCTCCAGGCAGTGGAACATTGGTTTTTCGTAACTGACAAATGGCTGAAAAGAAAGAAAGCCTGTTTAAGTCTTGGAGAGCCCCTAATCGCTTAGTATGAGCCTCTGACCCCCAATCACCTTTAAATGCGCGACGAAACCCTTCTTCTACTATCCTGTTACCAAAAATTTTATTTTGATTATCATTAATTAAATTTAAAAAATTTAATCCCCTATATTTTTTAGTATCTTTCATTTTAAAATGTTCTCTATCCATGGTCAATCTAATATCTCTTTGTTGTAAAGCATAATACTCCAAAAACAATTCATATATTAATTTACCTGAAACCATTAATCTTTTGTACAAGTAACTATCGCGGTTTGTAGGTTTTTCAACTTTTGTTGAAACTTTTAATAACTTATTGGTCATGTATCCAAGAAACAAAGATTTTTGTTTAAAATTTCTTTCCCCGATATGTGGTAGGAAATATAACGTCAAAATTTCCAAAGCTCTGTAGGTATTTGCTCCTCCGCCACCCCCTTTTGTAAAACTAGAAATATATTTTAAAGCAGCCTGTTGAGTAAAAATTTCTCCAGCATCATGAACCGATGGTCTAAATAGTTCTACCATAGTATCGTATTTCTCAATATCCAATAAACAATACTCAATAATTTCTTTATCTGAAATAACACCGAGAGCACGCATCACTATAAATAAAGGTATTGGTTTTCTGACATTTGGAATTGCTACCACAATTTGACCATTAAAAGATGTTGATTGTTCTTCTACCATTCTTACAGATAAGGTTCGTATTGGTTTTGCGGCATTTTCGGAAACTGATCTAATTTTGGCAGAATAACTATAAATATCGTTTGTATTTGCTTGGACATAAACAATATTATCCGCAAATTTTTCCTGACAAACAATAACTTTTTCCTTTCCATCTATAATAAAATATCCACCAGGGTCATTTTTACATTCACCCATGTTAAATCTAACTTCAGGAGTTAAATTATATAAAATACACTGTGAAGACTGAAGCATAATAGGAAATTTACCAATGTAAATTTTTTCCAATAATGTGGAATGTTGGTGTAAATCATATTTACCACTACCATCTTTTCTTTTAATATAAATTTTATACACAGCCTCAATATCAACATGCAAAGTAAAAGCATACGTCATGTTCCTTAATCTAGCTTCATTTGGATACATAAAATGATTTTCCCCATCTTTTTCATATATGATTGGTTTTCCAAAATATAATTTATCTCCTTTTCTACCGCCCATATATAATTTACATTCATACATATAGTCTTCGCGCGTATTTGTCTTAATGGGTCCTTTTTGACTAGAACTACTCCAAATAGTATCTAATTCAGTATCACTTTTATGAGGATATATGTTTTTCATTTCATTGTAAGTAATAGGGATAGATTCACCAAGAGAAGTTTCATACCCTACGTGTTTTGTTTCGTCGTCTGTTGTAATGGGAGCTCTTTCTTTTAAAAAATGTATTGGATTTCTCTCCATAAAAAGCTGTGATAATCCGTTATTAAAAAAATCGTTATATGATTTCAAATGATGATTTGTAAGAAAATGTGGGTTTTCTGTAAAATATTTATTTAAAATATCCCACGGAATTTCATTTAATTCGGCCATCTTATATATCTTTAGTTTATATTTTTTAAACACTGATTATAAATATTAATAATTATTAATTACTAATATTTATTAATTACTAAACTTTTTAAATTACTTAATCTTTAAATATACTAAACCTTTTAATTTATTACAAATAATAATAAATTATTTAAATTATTTAAATTATTTTAATATGTTTAAAAGTAAAAAAAGTCCTATTATAACGAAAAATAAAATAGATGGTAACAATACTAAAAACCATGATAAATTTTTATAACCATTTTTACATAATTCTTGAAGTATAAAAGTCCAAATGATAACATATAATACCTTAAACATAAAAAATAACATGTTGTGATGGTCTAAATTACAACTGTATTTTCCAACATTATATTTTTTTGAATTAGAAATATTTTGACTTAATAATGCTAAAATACTTAATAATGATATAACCACGTAAACTTGCGTTGGTGAGCAAAAAGATCTAAATTCTTTTATTAAATTATTCATATTATAATACCAAGATATAATTTATTTTATATTGAAAAAAAAATTATAATTACTTAAATGCCGCTGCTGTTAATTGAGATTGTTTTGATATTTTTGGAATATTCGGTGGAACAATATTAAGTTTTTTTGGTTGCATAGCGGGCTGAACCAAAGGATCTGGACTGACATATGGTTTGCCGCCAATCCACGATTGGTATAAATTTTTAACATTTGTTGAGCCCTTCCACCAAGTATCTAAAACATCGGACCCACCTGGTAGATTTTCTGCTAAATCCATTAGTCCCCCACCACTTTGAACATGTTTGGGATTGGGTAAATATGGGTTTGTATTATTTTTGTAATATAATCCTTTACCTAAACCATTGCTTGGGTGTCCAGGAACAAAAGGACCGCCTTTTGGAAATGGATTTGGGTAATTTGAAGAATTTAACATTTTTTTACTTCCTCCTCTTTGTCGTCTTTTTGTACGTCGTTGTCTATTACGCATGTAACGTTTTTTGTATGTTTTTCTACATTCACATCTATTTAAACAACGACAGGGATTCCCACATCTACAATAACGTGTTCTATTTTTTTTAGTGGTAACACTCTTTTTTTTTGATTTAGTGCGAGTTTTCGATCTCTTTTTTAACTTTGCCATTTTATATATATATATATATATATATAAATAAATATAAAATAAATATATTATTCTAAATCCACATGTGTTAGCATATGTCGTCTACAACACATCTTATGTAGTCCCATATTATCTAAAATTTTCCCTTCGATTGTTTTTTCTATATTTGCCCCAGTCAAATAAACAACTTTTTCTAAATCAATATCAGCCTTTAGTTTTTCTTTACGCACTTCACTTACATAATAATTCCATTTATTCGCTAAAACAGTACCACAGGTAAAGCATTTAATAGGTATAATCATCTTTCTTTATATTAATTAATAAGAAAAGTTCTATAAATCAATTTTTTTCATCAATCTTTTTTAATTTACCTAAATAATACCATTCATCTATTCCTAAATTATGATTTGTGGGTTTTCCATTTGTAGCACTTACACAAGTTTCTTTACTAACATCATATAAACAACATGTTGTATCGTTTTTACAGGTTTCTTTGTCTAATTTTTTACAATTTAAATCGGGATTATTCATGCTATTTGTATGTTTACAAAAATTTTTTATATTATCCATATTTTCAAATATAACAACTTTCCTTAATTTTGGGTGCGTTTTTTCTATTTTAATACCATTTACAATCATATAACTAATACTCAAAAATATAATTAATACAACCAAGATAATATCTAAAATATTATCTCCAATAAATTCCATTGATTGTCCTAATAAATCTTTTGCCATTATATATATAACATTTTAAAAATTATACTAACAAGTTTCCATGTATTTCATACCGTCGCTTGTTTTGGTTTTTCTTAATCTTCTCTCCGAAATAGTTTCTTTATTATGACACTCTTTACATAAATTCATTAAGTTTGCTTTATGATTTTGATGGAAAAAATCTATAAACTTATTTTCATTTGATTCTTTTTGTGGTATCATATGATGAACATCCACAGCTTTGTTGCCACAGAGTTCGCAATTTCCTTTTAATTTTTTATTATTGTATCGACTTTTATTAATTAACATTATTTCTTCTTCTTCGGGATAAATAAATCTTCTAATCTCATGTGCTTTATTTAAAAAATCACTAGGCATATGAAGCGATTTACAAACTTCTAAACCATAAATATTGCTACCAGAACCATCTTTTAATTTTCTATCATAAATAATATTTCCGTTATCGTCACAACTAATCGCCATATGCGCCAACTTCATATTGGTTAATTCTTTTAAATATTTCATTTTAACAATTTCGTGTAAATGTGTCGCAAAAATAAAAGACGTTTTATTTTTGTGTAATTTTAAGAGAGAAGATAAAAAAATACTTATCGCCGAGGTGGTTTCCGTTCCACTACATACTTCATCTCCTAAAATTAAACTATTTTTATCCGCATTTTTCAAAATAACACAAAGCTCACTCATTTCAACGGCAAAGGTACTTAACCCTTTAAATATATTATCGTTGCCTAATATTCGAGTAAACAAACTTTTATAAGGATAAAATGTAAACTCTTCGCAGGGGACGAAAAACCCACTTTGAGCTAGTATAATACAAATCCCTATTGACTTAATTAAACTGGATTTTCCTACCGCGTTTGTACCATACAACAACATACCATCTTCTTCGTTAATACCTAGTCTAATATCGTTTGGAACATAAATCTCGTCTTGATTTAAATGCTCAACAAGTAAATGGCGCATTTTTTTTGAATCAATAAACGATTTTTTTGCTTTTTTTATAACCGGCTTACAATAATTAAAATCAATAGCAAGTTTACTTTTAGTCAATAACATATCAAGCAAAACAACAAATTTAATTAAATCTTCAATGTTTTTTTTATAGTCTTGGAGAGAATTTACGAATTTTAAATAAGCTTTTCCCAATTGTTTTTTAACAATTGACTGTTGATAAACAACATCGTGATATAATTTTTTCAAAAATGGTGTTTCTATTTTTTTATTATTTCCTGTTCCACTTGAAAAAACTAAATCATTGCCATCAAATTTAAATACGCGTTTTTCTTTATTGTAAGATGATGTATAATTTATTTCAATAGGCCACGACGTTACTGATTTAATTTCTCTTTTTAAAATTTCAGAACGTCTTTTAGTAATTTCAAAATACATACCGCTCTTATCTGTTTTGTGTTCTTTTACATAATTACTATTTTTTTTTGATTTTTCAAATTTACCAATAAACGATTCTAAATATTTTTTAACAGCTTGTAATTGATCATTTTGTTCGTGGAATTTTTCAACTTCTTTATCTAAATCTAAATAAATAGATGTATTAAAAATATTATCCTCAAACGATGTTGTAGAAATCGTAGAAGCTTGTTCTAAATTTAAAGTATATTCGAGATACGTATTGATTTTTGAATAGCTGGAAGAGAGATTGCTGTTTTTTAAATATTTTTTTAATGTTTTGTCTTTTAACAATTGTTCATTAATTTCTTTGATTAATTTTAAATTATTGTTAAAATTTACTATTTCGGCAGGCGTTACTTTTTTTAACACTATTTTCCTATAAAATCTTTCAAAATCGCACATTTGCGATAATAATAAATGAATATTTTTAAATTTATCGTAAGATGTTTTTGCGTATTCAATGGTATCAAACTCTTTTTGTAAATAATTAGCGTTTGTGGTTGGATTTAATAATTGCTGTTTAAGATATCGCTTTCCCATATGTGTTTTACATCTGTTTAAAAAAGAAGCCACACTTGATAATCTACCTGTTCCGCCATGCGTAGATATTATATTTAACTGTTTTGCTGAATGATTTGCCAAAATTAACCGCGAAGAAGTATTTTTAAAAACAGGTACTTGAATTTTTTTTACCATATCGGGTTGCATTGAATAAATAAAATTTAGTAAAAAACAAAAAGATACTGATGCCATGGAATATTCGCGAAAACGATGGGCTTCATAAAAATTCTCATAATCTTTGATGGAATAAAATTTTTCCAGTAGCTCTTTTTGATATTGTTGATTGTCGCAATTATGAATTTGTTTGAAATAAACACCTTCTTTATCAACAGAAGATAATTTATGAATGGTATCACAGTTGATACCAGCAAACTTAATAATATCATTTATTTGTGTTTCTTGGCAATTATATATAATAATAATTTCATTTGGATTGTATGTTGTATAAAATCTCTCCATTTCATCGTAGGTTGTTGGGTTGTGAAAATACTGTTCTTTAAATTCAAACATATTTGATGTTCCAGTATATACGTCAATAACAGACATACCGCACAAAATAACCGGATTTTTATTCATTAATGTTTTTTCTTTTTTATCAATCCAAATACACATTATATTATTTGTAATCTCTCTGCTCGATAAATTAAAATTAGTTCCGGGAGTATATATTCCTAATTCGCTTCGGATACTTGGGACTTTTTCATCTTGTATCCAAACGGGGACAATAAATCCGTTTTCGGTTAATCTCATGACATATTTATCTAATCGTTCAATAGGCGAAAATCCTGCCATAAAAACTTTATTACCATTGTAAATCTGAGATTGTTTTCCGTTTTTTCCTGGTGTACACTTTGCAGCTATTGTCATATCGCATACTCTTGAGAAATTTTCTATTTTATCGTTCAAGAAATTTCCATCAGGTTTTTTTTGCCCATAAACTTCAAAAAAAGTCCCACATTGTATTAAAAATATACAATTCGGGCCATATTTTTTCGTATAAATTGCGTCTTGTTTAAAATAATTGTCTATCAAAGTCATTTATTTTAATATGAAGAGAGATTTTTAAACACCTTTATAATTTAAATTATATTAAAAGTTTTTGAACGATTATTGCCACTACACCCCAAGGTATAAACGCTAGAAAAGTGGTTGTGGTTTTCGAATAGTAGTTTAATAAATATCCATAAGAAACCGCATACGCGATCGACGAAAAAAGCATTAATGAGCCTTGGTAAGAAAAATTTATTAAATTTTCTTTTTCAGAAATAAAAAATGCGCTAGATAAAAAAAGTGTTGGTAAAGCGTAAATAATACTAGCTATTATTGGCGATGAACTATTTGAGAAATGCGCTAAACTAACAATTATCATTCCTCCTAAAAAAAACTGAAGTAAATATTTATTCATTTATATAGTTGTGTATTAAATTTTCAGAACTATTGTTATAAACATCACCCGCCAATTTAGAGTCTTCATACAATTGACGAAGAACATTTTCAGGCGCCATAGAACCAATTTTAATTATATTATGTTTTTTTAAATAAATTTTTATTTCCGAAACCGATTTTAGTTTTAAAGTGTCTACCTCATTTTTTATGTTTTTGCGAGTTTTCTTAGATTTTATTAATACTCCTATATTGTTTGTTTTTATATTTTTTCCTAATTTATATATTTTAATTGTTTTTTTGGTTTCCGTAATTTTTTTATTTATTTTTTTATTTATTTTATTAGTTAATTGTTTTTGCGGTTCTGAAAACTTTTGTTTTAATAAATCTAGTTTATTTTTTCTTTCACTTGTAATTTCAGAAGGTTTTTCTAAAGGTGTTGAAATTTTGATTTTTTCTTTTACTGGTTCTTGTTTTTTCAATGTTTTCCTATATTGCGAGTATGTTGGCAAATTTCCATTTTTTAAACACCCCCAGGATGGTTTTTTTTCTAAGTGTGTTTTTATAGAAGAACCTGTTTTTATATCAGGTTGTATAGTATTTATAACAGTTGTTTTAATAATGTCAGATTTCATGATTTTAGTATCGTTGGTACCCAATTGATTTGGTATATTATTTAATTTTATATTTTCGTGGTTTTTTTCTGTTAATGCTGAAGCCGGTACTAAATCGGGCGACGAATTAGACACTTGATCAAATGGGTGTGTATTAATTTTTATATTTGTATTTTCTTTGTTTTCTAATTTAACAGATGAATCTTTATTTTTTTTTATCGTAGAACGTTTCTTTTTTTGCTTTTTTTTATCCTGAATCATTTTTTGTAGATAATTCAGTGAATCTTTGAAATTATCATTGAATTTGATTTCTTCTGTTTTATTTTTTTCATTTTCACTTATTTTTTTCTGCTGATGATTTTTAATTTTTTGAATTAATTGTTTTTTTAAATTGTTTGGTTTTATACGTGCCTCGATAGTGGGTTTTATTTTTTTCATTTTTTTTGAAACACTTCTACTTTTCTTGTTATTCGACCTTTTAAAATAATCAGGGTTAATTTTTATTGTTTTTTTTGTTGACATGATAAATATATGACAACAAAAAAAAATAAGATTTTTTACTTTTCTATATTAAACAGTATTATAAATTTGATATTTTTTACAAAGGTTTATCTGATGCTTTATAGAATTTTTTTAGTTTTCCCAAATATTGAACATCCGTAAACTTTGAATTATATTGTGACGTTTTTGTTACTTCTGTAACTTGAACAATTTTATCATTTTCATCAATATAATAGATATAATTGTTTTGATTACGAAATTTATTTCCCAATTGCTTTTTAAACTCCAAATTCCCATCAAACTGATTTTGCGAGAACCATCCAAAATACGTAGTAGACATATTAGATATTAGTGTTTATATGGATCAATTATTAACTTTTTTTTATTTCAATTTTTATAATTCGGTTAAATATTCGGTTTAATATTCGGTTTAATATTCGATTTTAATAATTCATTTAATAAATTCAAATTTATAGTTTATTTATTAATTTTACAGTTTTTTATTTGATTTCATAGTTTTTTTTTTATTTTTTCGATTATATTTGCGCTTTGTTTTACGTTTTTTAGGTTTTAGTTTATATCCTCCAAATAATTTTTTTATATCGTATAGTTTATTTATTTCTTGTATATTTTTTATAAATATATGCCAAATTTTATCATTTTTTGAAACCGCCTTAGAATGTCTTCTTAAATCTTTTAATTCACGATTATACCACACAAACATATTGTATATATCATCACATTGAATAATAACACCAATTAATTCGTCTAAAAATATATCACCGCCCTTTTCTGTAAGTTTTTTTAAATATGGTAAAGCGGGTTTTAAAATTTTTCTCGCGATAGCATCATTCACTTTTTTTTGAGATTTTATTAATGTTAAAACTTGAAATATTAATGAATACTGCCAAGCAGAAGCAAACATATTTTTAATATATCTATTTTTTTCTTCTGGATTATTTTTTATTAATTTTATTAATTTTTTAATTTTTTTTCGTGATTTCTCTCCTATCGAATTTGAAAATCCGTCTTGATGTATTAAACGTTCTCCGTCGGCTAACCTAGATAAATAATCACACTTAATATTGTCTTTACAAAAATCAGCACCGAAATCAATCATTTTGACATCTAAGCCTTGGTCTGTTTTTTTTACAACAAAATTATTTGGCTTAATATCTCTACAAAATATTCCCGTATCGGTTACTTTTTTAACCAAATCTAACATAGTTATAAATCCTTTATTTGTATCCTCAATGGTAAATAACCCTGATTTTATATTTTTCACTAAAAATAAAGCCATCCCATTTGTTTCAAATAGTTCCATTAATATTATTGAACGTATTTTATCAACACCAAACGATACATTAAAAGGTATATTAATATCCGTTACCGTATAAATAAACGTTTTTTCAATATGAGGACCAAAACCTCGTGCCCCTAGCGTAGTAGCATATTCTATTTCTTTTTTTAGATTTTTTATTTCTGAAATTTCCCAATCTTGTATTTTAATCGCAAAAGAACGTTTTTCGTTAGTTATTTTATTAATTAAATTACAATAATACACAATACCAAAACTACCTGTGCCAATTTTTTTTAACGCTTGATCCAATGATGTATTTGGTTGTAAAACAATATCCCATGTAGTTAAACATTTTTCTAAAACCGCCAAGATTTCTCGTCTTAATTTTAATTCATCATAGAAATTTAAAAGTTTGCTATCATAATTACAATTTACATTTTCAATCACCTCAGTGAAAAAATTTTGTATTTTTTTATTTAATCTCTCATCATTGGCAGTATTTTTTCTTTCATTATTACTTTCATTTTTTTCTCCAGGAAGAGGAAGCATTAACATTATATTTATATATATACGTTGATACAAAATTATTATCCAAATTAATTAAATGCTACTATATACATGTTTAACGATAAAGCTAAAAATAACCAAATAATATAAGGTAACAAAAGTAAACTTGCTGTTTTGTTAATAAAACTAAACTTATAAAATGTTATTAACGCAAATACTAAAATACAGAGGATATCCAATAATGCTAATTTTGGCATTTTAAGTTTAAAAAATATAGTTGTCCAAGACAAATTAAAAATTAATTGAATAATAAAAAATGTCAACGCATCACAATAAGGATAACATTTTTTGTTTTGTTGAACAATCGTAAATGAAATTGTCATTAATAAATACAAAATAGGCCATACTACGCCAAAAATATATCCGGGTGGCGACCAAGGCGCGCGTTTTAATGATTTATACCATTTGTTCATTTATATTTAATGAACATTTTTTTATCCTACGGTATAACAAATAATATATTTATTTGTTTTCATTTTATAAAATATTATCATATATATAATGAATGTAGCAAGGAGAATTGGAGAATATGGCAAAGATCGAGTAAAACAAGATATGGCAAAACGCGGGTTAAGAACCCGTTCTTTAGAAAATGCGGTAACCGGCGAAAAAGTTAAAGGAACCGCGATTAATTCTATGTTTTCTAAAGGGAATTTGAAAGAAGAACAACAAATAAGTATACGTTTGAGAAATGAAGCGGAGATTAACAGCGCAAAAAAAAAAGGCCCTCTTGGAGTATTGTTAATTTTAGAAGCTTGCTTGCTAAAATTAATAGCAATGTATGAAAATCCTTGCGATGCTTATGGTGGGTGCGCTCACCCAGAGTCAGGGTGGTTTACAAATCAGAATCCACGGGTCCGGTTTCATTGGGTATTTAGAAAAAGTATAGAGGAGCGTGTTAATATGAGAGAAAATTTAGTAAAAAAGATATCACATCTTTTTTACATTATTGGTTACGCTTTTCCTGATATGTGGTGGCATGGGAAAGCACATGTGTCATCTGAATTTGGTTTGTTTATTGTGGACTTTGGGGACCGAGGTATAGAGGGACGATTGAATTGGATGTTGTCGGAGAGCATTACAGATTTTCTGCCAAGCGCAGAGGAGGAGGGGCAGACGGGGTTGCCGACGTGGGACACTGTTGAGGAACCTCCTTTCTTCCGAAGGGCGCCGAGATTAATAAAGAGTTTATTAGGTGAGGTGGAAGAAAAAGTAAATGAAACAATGCTACATAGAGAAAATTTAGGTTTACAACAAGTAGTTGACCATGTGGCACTGTTAAAACATAATCAGAGTGATCCGAGATACAAGAATCTTCGAGTAGGTGAAAGAAAACTTGATTCAACATTGTATCCGTATCAAAAAAATTTAAATAACGGTAGTGTTGGAGCATTCGCCAATTTACAGGCAATGTTAGGCAGGTCAGAAAAATTGGAGTCTATTCAAAGAAAACAACTCGAAGAGGAAGAATTGAATAATTTTAGCAAAGTCGATGAACTAATGGAATACGAACAAAATGAAAGGAAGGGCGGAAAAAGAAATACTCGCGGAAAAAGAAATACTCGCGGAAAAAGAAATACTCGCGGAAAAAGAAATACTCGCGGAAAAAGAAATACTCGCGGAAAAAGAAATACTCGCGGAAAAAGAAATACTCGCGGAAAAAGAAATCTATAAAGAAAATTAATGATATGAAATAATTTTATATTTATAATAAATTTATATTTTTTATAGTAATATAAATATATATATATATATATGAGTTTTTTGCTGGGTTTAGGAAAACATCTCACACCAAGTTCTATAATACGTGGTCAACAATCAAGAAGAAGAAAACTTGAAAAAAGAGGGAAGAAAATTAGAAAACAAGAAATAAAGAAAAAAGATGATGATGATATTAAATGGCTTACTGAAATGGGAATTATTAATACATTAAAATTTTTATTAAGACATTTGAACGAATTATTTTATATACGCGCAAGATATCATGCGGCTCAACTTATGGGATTTGACAACAGTGGAAAAAACCACGTATGGTTGATGAGTGATTGGAACGCGTATGGATCAGACAGTCAACATGTCCTTTCTGTTAATCAACGAAATGAACTCATTGACCAATGGTTTGACAGAAGCAGACAAAATCCTCACATAGGAAGAAAAGCTATTAAAGATTTTTTAGAAAACTACACTGATATTGAAACAAATAAGTTAATTCAAATAACTCATTTGATATATCTAATTGATTTTAAAGTTTTTCCTGGTATTCTTAACAGCAATCAACTTATAAAATCATATAGACAGAAGGATATGGAAACGTATAAGGTATTTAACGTTTTGTCTGGTGTGAAATGGGGAGCCCACACTAGTGAATTTATGCGTTTTATAGAACAAACTATAGAAAAAATAAAAAAAAAACAGATGGATAAAGTTATTTCAAAACAATTAGTACCTCAAAAAATTAATTTGGATGAATATACAAATGAAGGTATATCAAATATAATGAGTTCTATGACGGCTGGTAAAAAAAAGAAAAAGAAAAAGAAAAAAAAAACCGTAAAAAAAAGAACTATGAAAACTAAAATCAAAAAAAAATCCCGTGTTAAAAAATCCTGTGGAAAAAAAATTTTATAAGGTAATATATACTTATCAATTTAAAGAAATTATATTATTTATAATAAACTAAACATTAATATTATAAATAATACCGATAAACTAACCCAAATCCACGGGGGATATTTATCTAATATTTTTTTTATATATTCTTGGATTTCCCAAAAATAAATCATATTATTTAATTTATCTACATTAATTAAGTCTGTTTCTTTTTTATAATATAAATTATATACTTTTTTATTGTATTCTTTTACCTTTTTTATATAATTTTCACGATCCGTCCAATGAGGCAAATCATTGGGAGATCCCAATAATTCCTTCACTAATTTATTTGAATGAAATACCGATAAAATATTCTCATCTAGTAAATCAGAGACAACTGAATTACATCCAGCCATTCTACAGACATGTATATCATATGAATATGTAATAAATGTATTTCCAGCCTTTATAATTTCTTTTTGTTCTCCCTCAATATCATCTACAACATCCAATCCACCTAATTCTGACCCAATTTTTGTATCCAAGTCATTATAATAGTCAATTGTATTATCGTTATCTGTACATAAATTTATAACAAGGAAAATATTATAATTATTGGCTATGTATCTTAGTTCGTTTTCAAATTGTCGTTTATCATTTGGTTCTCCGTCAGTAATAATATTTAAACACACAGGGTAGGTTTTTATATTGGTATCTGAAATAAAAGAACTAAGGGAGTTTTTTATATATTTGGTGATTTTGTGTAAAGGTGTAGAACCTCTTATATTATGTTTATCTAGCATTTTATTTTTTAAGATTCTCAATTGCGTTTCATAATCATTTTTAGACGGGTCAATTACTACAAAATCATTCCCTTCGCTCCATCTATCATTATATAAAGGATTCATTAAATAATATAAAGCACTAATATTTCTATTGATATTATATTGTGCGATTTCACATATTTTTTTTGACGCTTCTTCCCAGCGGGAAATACCCTTTACCATTTTAAAATTACAGTTGTTTTTATCATGTAAAGCAAATTTACCATCTGGTTCATTCATACTACAACTATTATCTATAATATTAACAACCAATTGAGATTTATCATTAATGATTTCTTTTTTTTTGTCGTTTGTTTTATGTTCAAAATCAACGATATTCGTAGTCGTTCTTCCGGTGTTATTCGTATTTACATTGTTGCTAACATTTATATTTGTAGAAGAACTATCTAAATTATTTGATTGATTAGAATTATTTTCAATAATGTCCATCAAATCTCGGTTCATGACTGTACTACTTATTCTGCTTCTACATTGGGGACACGTATGTCCTCCACTTCTGCGCCATTGTAACAAACATGGCTTACAAACCCCATGTCCACATGGATTACAGGTTAAAGGTGGATTAGTATTTCTTCGGTATGGTTCTAAACAAATACAGCAAGACATAGTTTATTGGATTGTTTAATATTTATTAAATATATTAGTATAGTAATTTTCAAATTCAATTTTTTATATTTAAAGATAAATTGAATATGTATTTGTTTTCATAAAGCCAAATATAAATAATGAATTCAAGAAACGATAAATATATTTTTTTAAAATTATCATGCGATTATAAACAATTTAAAAAAAGAGAAATAACTCAAGCATTTAACTTTCTTTGTATTTCCGTAATTGTTGATCAACATTATACATCAGAAGGAAAAAAAAACGGATGTAGTCGAATTTCGATTCATATAAAAGACGGTTTTGGTGACATCAGAAATATTATGGGCATTAATGATAATAAAACATTTATTGTCTCAATCTTAGAAAAAAGTTGGAATATGAAAAACAAATATGCTGCAAAAGCGTTGAATGATATGCGCAACGGGAATTCAATTCAAATTATAGGCGACAATCGCGGTAATTTAATTAATGTTGTGATTCATGATATTGAAGACCCCATGAAATTATTTCTGTAAATAAATTGAATATTATATACATATTACATATACGCACATCGCTTTTTACAATATTAAAATGAATTCGATAAAATATCGCAAATGGTATTTAACTGAAAATTGGGGAGAGAACCAATTTACGATAATTAAAGAAAAGGTTAATGTCCCCCGTTGTTTTCCTTGTCCATATTCTATAAACTTTCAAATATCACATCCAAAGGTGTTATCTGGTGAAGCATTTTGGATCAGCCATAACGAATTATGTATTGGGTATCATTCAAGCTCAAATCCTGATATATTTAGACCCATATTTTCATATAAAAGACACAGATTATTAGATTTAGTACATTATGGAGAAGAAGAAAAAGAAAAAGATAAAGAAGAAAAAGATAAAAAAACAAAAGAAGAAAAAGAAAATTACTGCATTATTAATCCCAAATTAGAAAAGGCTAGAAAAAAATATTTATTTGGTTTAGATAAATATTTTGTTGGTTTAGATAATAAAAATCCATTGCCCATGGATTGTATTGAAATTATTTTATCATATATTCATAGTCATTTATAACTAATTATAAATGACTATCAATATCAATATTTGTTTAATTAAAAGTATTAAACATACATAAATTCTGGTATATATTTATTTTTTTCTGTTCTTGATTTTACTTCGTTATTTGAAATAAACATATCAAATCCTTTATTTAAATCTTTAATGGTTAATTTTTTTTTCATATCTGTGGATTTACAAAATACGCGTCTACTGTGTGCTATTTTTGTTTTTGAAAATAATGTTTCCATATCTCTCCCAAAATATTTAAAATATTCTTTTTGTTCTTCGAACCACGAATCATTCAATTCTTCTAAAAATGACCATCCGGCATCTTTGACTTTTTTTTGAAAAATCAAATTTAAATCCCCAGCACTGTAATCATCCGTTTTAAAACGCCATGGAAAACGAGAGTTTAATCCTTGATTGTATGAAAAAAAGCATTTATTTAAATCTTCTTCATATCCCGCTATAATTACCATTAAGTTGCTTTTGTTATCACTTAATGATTCGCATAATGTATCAATACATTCCTTGGCGAAACTATCTCTTTTCTCAACATTTCCTAACGCATATGCTTCATCAATAAATAGCACACCCCCTAAACATTCTTGTACAACCCCCCTTGTTTTTATTGCTGTTTGTCCTAAATATCCAGCAATTAAATCGGTTCTGGTTGCCTTTTTAAAAGTATTATTTTTTAATAATCCCATATTACAAAAAATTTTCCCAATAATTTTTGCTATCTCGGTTTTACCGCTACCAGGTGGACCATATATAACAGTATGCATAAAATCTTCATTTTTGCTTTTTGTAAGATGTAAATCTTGCATAAAATAAATAACTTGATCTACAATATTATTTTTTAATTCATTCATTCCTATCATTGAATTTAATTCATTTAACGGTGTTTTTATTTTATGAATGGATTCCATATTGATATTGTATTTAACACCAGGCGTTAGTGGATATTTTTCAATTAATTGTAATAAATCACTTAAACTATTTATTTCTTCTTCAATGGTAACATGTTTAATTGGAGGCGGCGGCGGTCGAGACGGTGGCAATGGTGGTGGAAATAACGGAGGCTTATCTAATAGTGGTTTTTTAAAAAAATCAAATATATTATCGGAGTGCCCAATAATTAAGTTGTTTTTATTACCAAATAAAGGATTTATAAATTCCATTTCTTTTTTATTTTCTTTTTTATTTTCTGAAAAAAATAAATCAAAATCTTTCTCAATATCTTTTATCAAATTTTTTAAATTTTTATTTATTTCATTGTTTAAATTTGGTTCTTTTTTTTTATTTTTTTCAGTATTATTATTCTCTACATTATCTAATCCCACAGTTAATTTTTCCAATTCTTGCTTTTTTATATTTTCAGCTAATTCAGCTCTTTCTTTTTTAATCTTATCAATAATCTCATCTAAACGCATATTTATAGGATTCTTTTTACTATTTAAATTTTTTTCGTTAATGTTTTTAAATAAATTTAAATTTTTATTAGATATTTCTAGAGGAGGTTTATTGTGGTTGTTTAAATAATTTATATTATTAATGGGTGGTAATTTATTATTTGACAAATCAACAATAAATTTAATTTTCTTTTTCTTTTGATTTTTCTTTTTTGGTGGCGTTTTTGGTGGCGTTTTTGGCATTATATATATATAATTATATTTTTAAAACTACAAAAAATATAATTTAAAGATAAATTGAAATATAAATTAATCGATGAAATCATTTAAAACAACTATGGATGAAAATAAAAATGATAAATCAACATACGATCCTTGGCCTATATTAGAATCTTATTTTGAAGGACAGCATCTTGCAAGATGTGTCAGACACCAAATAGAATCGTATAACTTTTTCGTAACCAATCAAATACAGGGAACTATTGATATGTTTAACCCTGTAACGATTCGTTCAGAACACGATTATATACCAGAATTTAAAAAATATTCACTTGAATTAATATTATCATTTGATAATTTTCACCTTTATAGACCATCTATTCATGAAAATAACGGAGCCACGAAGCTAATGTTTCCACAAGAAGCAAGATTGAGAAATTTTACTTATGCGTCGGCAATGACATTGGATCTTAATATAAAAATTATCAAAAGACATGGGAAGGAATTGGAAATGACTGAAACTATCCATAAAAAAATTCCGAAAATCCATATCGGAAAAATGCCAATCATGTTGAAATCCACGATTTGCGTATTAAACCAATATAATCATTTAGATACTAAAATTACGGGAGAATGCAGTGTTGATGCTGGCGGATATTTTATTATTAACGGTTCAGAAAAAACGGTTATTCCACAGGAAAGGGCCGCTGAAAATAAAGTTTATTGTTTTAACATACAAAAAAATAATAATAAATGGTCTTGGCTCGCAGAGATTAAATCGATTCCTGATTTCAAATGTATATCGCCAAAACAAATTAGTATCACTATTTCTTCTCGCAATAACGGATTTGGTCACCCATTATATATTCAGATTCCTCGAATAAAACAACCTATCTCTTTGTTTATAGTATTCAGGGCTTGGGGTATTATTTCGGATGAAGAAATTTGTGATATAATTATATTAGATAAAACGGATGATAAAATGAAAAAAATGTTATATGGATTAAAGGCCTCTATATTTGATAGTAATAAATACTTAACCCAAGAAGATTGTTTAACACATATCACTTCTAACGCTATGTATACTCCTTTAAATATGGAAAAAGAAGAAGGCGCTAGAAAGAAAAGGGAATTTACAGTTAATGTTATCGAAAACGACTTGTTTCCACATTGTAAAACTAAAACTCAAAAAATATACTTTTTGGGTTTCATGGTTAATAAATTGTTGAAAACAAGTTTTGGCTGGTTAGATGTTGATGATCGCGATTCATATGTCAATAAAAGAATAGATTTAGCAGGAACTCTTTTGAATAATCTTTTTAGAAATTATTTTAATAAATTGGTAAAAGACATGAGTAAACAAGTCGTAAAAGAAATTAATAACGGTAGTTGGAGATCAAGTGAAGATTATCTGGGTATTATTAATAAAACAAATATTTATAAGATAATAAAATCTACAACCATTGAAAATGGTATTAAACGTGCTTTGGCTACCGGTGATTTCGGAATTAAAAATACAAATTCAAATAAAGTAGGGGTAGCCCAAGTTTTAAATAGATTAACATATGTATCCAGTTTAAGTCATTCACGTCGTATAAATACCCCTATTGATAAAAGTGGGAAATTAATCCCACCTAGGAAATTACATAATAGTCAATGGGGATATATTTGTCCAGCAGAGTCACCAGAAGGGGCGCCTATTGGTGTTGTAAAAAATTTATCATATATGGCACATATTACAATTCGTTCCAATAGTGATATATTATATGAATTATCTGAACCGTTTATTAATAACTTAGAAAACTTTAAAGCATCTGAACTATTTAACAAAGTGAAAATATTAATAAATGGGTGTTGGTTGGGTATTACTGATGATCCTGAAAAATATTATAACTTTATGAAAACAAAAAAATACCAGGGAATATTAAATATTTACACGAGTATTGTGTTTGATTACAGGAAAAAAGAAATAAGAGTATGTAATGATGCGGGTAGAGCTACGCGCCCGCTTTTAAAAGTAAAAAATAATAAATTATTGATTACAGGTGATACAATTAAACAGTTGCAAGAAAAATCTATAACCTGGGACGATTTATTTACAGACCATTATCAGGAATCATCATTGGTAGAATATATTGACCCCGAGGAACAAAATTATTCTATGATTTCCATGACACCAAAAGATTTAAGTAAACAAGAAGGAAAATATATATATAATAACTATTCGCATTGTGAAATACATCCTTCCACTATTTTTGGACTTCTGGCTTCTTGTATTCCTTACCCAGATCATAATCAATCGCCTAGAAATACATATCAATGTGCTATGGGAAAGCAAGCCATGGGTGTATATGTTACCAATTATACACTTAGAATGGATAAAACAGCATACGTATTATCTTATCCATCACGTCCACTTGTTGACACACGTGTTATGAATTTTGTAAAATTAAATAAAATTCCTTCGGGATCAGTTGTTATTGTAGCTATTATGACCTATTCGGGTTATAATCAGGAAGATTCGGTTATCTTTAACCAGGACGCCCTTGACAGAGGATTGTTTAGCGCAACTCTTTACCATACTGAAAAAGATGAAGATAAAAAAATTCACGGCGACGAAGAAATTAGGTGTAAACCTGACATATCAAAAACAAAAGGTATGAAATTTGGAAATTATAAAAAATTAAATAATAAAGGTCTCGTTCCAGAGAACACGTTGATTGAAAATAAAGATATTATTTTAGGAAAAATAATCCCTATTAAAGAAAATAGAAACGATCACACAAAGGTGATCAAATATAGTGATCAAAGTCGTTCATATAAAACACACGAAGAAACGTATATCGATAAAAACTATGTTAATAGAAACGGGAATGGTTACACTTTCGCCAAAGTTCGTGTTCGCACTTACAGAAAACCGGTTATCGGGGATAAATTTTCCAGTAGACACGGACAAAAAGGAACCATTGGTAATACTTTAAGGCATCAAGACATGCCCACCACGGCTGATGGTATTGTCCCAGATATTATAATAAACCCTCATGCTATCCCAAGTCGTATGACAATAGGGCAACTTAAGGAAACGTTGCTTGGTAAAGTTTTGTTAAATTTAGGAATGTATGGGGATGGAACAAGTTTTACTGATTATCCTGTAAAAGATATATGTAAACTTTTATCAAAAACAGGATACGAATCGCATGGTAATGAGGTTTTAATGAACGGTATGACAGGAGAACAATTGGAAACTAGCATTTTCATTGGACCAGCCTTTTATCAGCGCCTTAAACATATGGTAAAAGATAAACAACACAGTAGAAGTCATGGGCCAATGGTAAATTTAACAAGACAACCACATGAAGGACGCGCGCGAGACGGGGGTCTTAGATTTGGGGAAATGGAACGTGATTGTATGGTTTCACACGGATGTAGTAGATTTACAAAAGGACGCATTTACGATGCTTCTGATAAATTTGTAGTATATAGTTGTAATAAGTGTGGTTTGATGGCTGTTTTCAATGATAAGAAAAATATACATCACTGTAGGACATGTGACAATCGTTCTGATTTCTCACGTTGTAATATTCCGTATGCTTGTAAGCTGTTGTTTCAGGAATTAATTACTATGAATATTGCTCCTCGTATTATTACAGAAGCTTTTGTTAGAAAAGAAAATCTATTAAAGAGTTTTAAACAAAGATATAACAATGACACACGGAACCCGATTTAAGAAATCCACTGCTTCAATGAGATGGAAATGGAAAAAAAAAAGAACACGTAGATTACAGAGAAAAAGAAGAAAAATGAGATCGAGAGCTAAATAATTTAGAAATAAATTTTTTTATTTTTTTTATTTTTTATTTTTTTATTTTTATTTTTTTCATTTTTAATAAAAAAAAGATATATCTATATCTTAATGAATAGCACAAAAAATAATATAAATAAGATGAGCATGTCGTCTTTAATAGATACACCTAAGAGAATTAAATCGTTGTTTACAAAAAAAAAAGAAAATAAGATTGTTGAATTTCAACAAAAAAATAATTTTGAAAAAAGAAAATCAGAATCATTTAGAATTTTACAAGAATATCCAAACAGAATACCCATTATTTGCGAAAGAATAAATACTGATATTAAAGAATTAAATAAAAAAAAATATTTAGTTCCAGAAGATTTAATAATGGGAAATTTTATGCATATTATAAGAAAACGATTAACATTGAAACCAGAGGTAGCTATTTATTTATTCGTAAATAATAAAATTGTCCCATCTTCTTCTATTATGTATCAGGTATATGAGAAAAACAAAAATGCCGATGGATTTTTATATATTTATTATTCCGGAGAGAATACTTTTGGATAAAATATAATATTTACATTATTTATATGACATTGGGAGTTTATTGCTATCACAATCGCTGGGTTTCGCAACCAAGTAGATTATCAAAATTAACTAACGTCCAACAGCAACCGGGTCCTACGAGAAATTATGGTAGTATAGGTGCTCGCGAAAATTCAATACGCCGCCGTGTTATTCGATCTAATAATAATCAGATCGATAGTTATTTAAAAGGAAAAAATAAACAAACACATGGATTTGGTCCGTTATTCGGAATTAAAAAACAAAATGATTTTCCACAGTGCCAAGATGAAGATACTTTTAAATTAGCATATCGTTCAAATGGAGGAACTGGAACCGATGTTACTTATTGGAAAAGAGTTATGGTCGGACCGTATGGATGGTCTGGTTCTTTAGGAGAGAAGCCATGTGGCATTGATAGTGATTGCGACATTCCTGAAATAAATAAGGCCTGTCAAAAAATTAAAAGTAAATTTTGTGTTTTAAGTGGAAAAGCATGGTTTAAAAAAAGACGCGGTCTTAATTAATTTCTTTTATTACTATAAATGAACAAATACGTCGCTGAATTTTTAGGAACTTTATTTTTTCTTTATGTTATTTTAGCAACCGGTAAACCTGTCCCCATCGGATTAGCATTAATGGCCGCTATAATTGTTTTAGGAAGCTTTTCTGGTGGGAATTTCAATCCAGCTGTTTCTGTTATGATGACAGCCGCGGGAAAATTACCAGCATCCGATCTTTTACCATATATTGTCGCCCAAGTAGCAGGAGGTTTAGTAGCTTTAGAACTTTACAAACGCGTTAAGTTATAATTTGACAATATTTATTAAAGTATATATAATTTTCTAAATAAATTATATATGACAATGAAAACCAAAAATTCCAGAAAAAAAACAAAAAATACAAAAAATAAAAAAGGAGGCTCCGTACAACAAGCTATAGGAGATTTTCAAGATGCGATAAAAGCAAGAACAGACCACGTTATAAACCAGGTTAATGAACAGGTTGAAAATGTAAAAGACCAAGTTAATAAAGCAAAAGATAAGGCCAACGAACAAGTCGATAATTTAAAAGAACAAGTGTCTAACGCGCAAAAACAAGCTAAGATAGAATTAAACGATGTTACGGAGCAAACAAAAAATTTTACTGAAAAAACAAGAAAAAATATTGTTGACGGAGTTGCCGATAATATAAATAAAGTTTCTGACACAATAAAAGTAGAGTCTAAAAAAACACATGGCGTCATAAATAAACACATGGCTGAAGCAAAAAAAATGGGCAATATACACCTAAAACAGGTTAAAAAAAATACATTAGCGGTGGTTAATAACATAAATGAAGCGAATTTAGATAAACAAAAAGTAAAAACGCATATTAATAATTCGATTAATACGGCTCATAAAAACTTTAACCACACAATGAACGATATGCGCGACCAAAGCATTCATGATAATCAACAATTGTTAAATTCTACAAATCATCAATTAGAGAAATTAAAAATTCCCAAACATTCACATGTAGGTGGAAAAAGAAAAACAAGAAGAAATAAAAAAATAAAAATGAAAAGAAAATCAAGAAAAATGAAAAGAAAATCAAGAAAAAAAATTGGTCGGGGTTATAGTAATTTAGCAAAAAATATAATAAAAAAAAATGCCTTGCGATACCCCCGTAGATACACAGCGCGTATCGAACGAGCAAATCCCAAAAACCTGTTAAGAAAAAAAACACGCAAAAAAACATATCCTCCTAACTTTCTTTCCAAAGGAGGAAAGAAAACAAAAAAAAATAGAAAAGGAGGTGCCAGAACACAATCTAACAATTTTACAGGTCCTGAAAGTTGCGAAACAATAAAACAAAATGAAATGTATACTGATTGTTGTAATCTGGATAATGAAGAAATAATACGACAACTAGAGGAATCACAAGAATTATTAACAGATGCTAGGAGTAATCTTAGAGGATGTAGGGCCGGAAGAAGAAATCTTGAACGAGAACTGCGTTTACGTCTTCCAGAAACGAAACAAGAACATAGATTAACTTTTCAATCGAATAATGTTGGACATCCAAGATTGGTCATGGTTCCACCTCATACACCCAGTAATAGAGCACCAAGATTTGCTGCAAGACCACGACCAGGAACGGCGGGTGCCGCGGCTGTTGCGGCCAGGGAAGTCGCAAGCAATAATAGAACTAATGGTACTGATCACCGTGATTATGACAACAATGGAGAAACAAAACACATGAGTGGTGGTGGATGACAATTAAATACTGTTTAAATTCAAAATATAATACTTGATTTATCATATGACGAATTCTCATTAAAATTTATTTGAGAAATCTGAGAATAAAATTAGTATTATAAATATATTTACATATTTAGACTTTAATTTATACAAAATAATTATATTATATAATTATATTATATAATATGGTAAACAAAACAAAAAAATATAAAACACGCTCATATCACAGAACAAAACGAAAATACCATAAGAAAAAATTATTAATGAAAAGAAAAAAACAAAAAAAACAATCAAAAAAACAAAATAAGTTAAATAATAAAATAAAATCAAGAAAAAGGGGTGGACAGAAGACACAAACACAGACGTTATTAGAAAGAAAGAAAAAATCACAGTCAAATAAACAAAAGGTATATAATGCGCAGGAAACTAAAGCTATTAATAAATTTAGGTTGGGAGTTGTTAATTATCATAAAGGTCCAATTGAAATTTTTATTAAAAATGAACAATTACCAGTTTCTTTTGATAGATTAAAAGAAATTAATTTAAAATTTTCAGAAATGCTAGAAGAAATAGAGTTAGATTATAGTGTAAGAAATGATAATGATTTTAATAATATAAAAAGATCCAAAGATAGATTATTTGCTCAACAAAATGCGGAAAAATACATATGGTATGGTATTGCAAGAGGTCATCGTAGATCTGATGAAAATAAAGAAAGTAAAATAAATGGTTATATAATACACGGTACTATTGAAATTTCAGATAATTTTAGTCATTTAAATATAACTAATATATGCGGCTATAAACCAACGCGCGACGCAAACAAGTTGGTTAGTTATTTAATGTCTGAAGAAAACACTACTGGGAAAAAAATATGGAAAAATATACTCACTCCTGTTAGTTCTAAAATGATAGAAGAAGCTTTTAGTGAATTAGGAGTGAGCGGAGAATTAGATTTAAATGGGTATCAATCTGATATAAAACTTTTAGAAGTTTTATTTAAAATGCGTCATAATGAATCAGATACAGGCAATATGACTTTTAAAAATTTTAAACATACATTATTTTCAGATAAATTTAAATTTAATCCACAAGACCGCTTTCCTTTTTTTTGGATGAATTTAGGAAATATAGTTGAAAAATATAATGAAGAAATGAAAAAAAACAGAGAAAAAAGGGAAGATATTGAAAGTGAGTATCTTTTAACATCATTGGATATAGATGACAAAAGTAATGATGATGATGATGATGATGATGATTTGTTACTTTCTAATGTATATAAAAAAATAATGAGGGACCTAGATATTAATAAAAAAGAACTGGACGCGTTAGATAAATTAACAATTTATTTAAATGATGACAATAAATTTAAAACTGACGGTGATTTTTCGTTGTTATTTGATAATATATTAAATAAATACAAAAAAAATATCTCAAAAAATGAAATAAAAATATTGAAACAACAACTAAAAAAAGCTTATGAAAAACTAAAAAAACTTTCTAATTTTGAGAAACAAATGAATGATCCAGAAGGTATGTTTGCTGGAATTATAAAAAGAAGCCATGTGTTTGATATTTCGCTATTCCAGAAATGGTTTGATAAAAATAGTGTTTTGTTTAATCAATATTTATTTCCAGTTGAAGATACTATAAAAAGTTTTGAACAATGTCCGAAACTTAACAAATGTTATACGGATGAAGATGATAACGACTGCAAAATATTTCCTTATAATTTAAGACCACATGAAGATGATAGACTTGTAGGCGCGCCCCCAGTAGATAAAACGTTGTATGTGTCCCTACCGAAATCGAATCCGGAAGATAATTATCTTATAGGTGGGGGACCTAGAGCTGACAAGGAAAGATTAAAAAGAAAAAACGCAATGGGTAATTTATATGGTTGGGGAGAAGATGATGATGGTAGTCAAGAAGCATGTGCTTCTCCATGTGAACAAAAAAGCTGGTGTCATAAATTAACACATTGTGATACCGGGTATTATTGTAATAAACCTCATAGAAATTACCAGGTAGAGAAAAGCCCGTTAGAAGAGATGAGATGTTCTAAATAATATTTAACGTATTGATATTTTGACGTGGAAATTTATTTTTTTAGTATATTTTATTTTATCATTTAAAATAAAATGGATGATGAAATAAACGCAACCCTGTTAGTAAAAAAAACACACGAGAATGCTTTTGAAACATTGAGAGAGAAAAATATAAAAAATTTAATTTTAATTAAAACTAAAGAATATGATTTTTATAAATTACAAAATGTAATTGATTATGTGATTTTGGCAAGTGAAAAACAAATAAACTTAAAAAATATATACAAACAAAAAAAAATAACAGTAAAAGAGGTAAGAAGTTATTTTTTACAAGAATGTATTAAAAATAACATTATAAAACAGCAAGAAATCCCTGAAATGAAAAAATATTCTAGAAAAAAGAAAAAGTTATTAGAGTGCTATTATCGAATTAGTAAAAATAACTATGAATTATTATTTATCGCGTTAGATAATTTTTATATGTTAAAAAAAAAAGTATTATCTTCTTCGGAAAAAATAAAAAATTTCAGAGTTAATTTAATTATTGGCGATAATGTAACAAAAGCCAATAACTTTGACAATAATATTGGTGGCGATGGCGATGGCGATGGCGATGGCGATGGCGATGGCGCGTTTATCGATATATTTCAAAAAAAAGAATTTACGCCAGAAATAGAAATAAATAAAGTAGAATACGATGATAATACAGGCGCCCTTTCTTCTATTGAATTATATATGCTTTTAAAAAAAGACCACGAACGCGTTTGTGAAAAAATCAACTATCCTATTGATAATATTATAATTAAAAAAAAATTAGTAGATAACGGTAATGTTTTTGTTTCGCAATTTGGAGGCATTCAAAATCAATGGGACAACGAGATTAATAGTTTATTAAAATTATATAAAAAAAAACATTTTCCTATTTTACTTTCATATGATACCGAAAAATTAACATTTTACGTTAATTATTGCGGTACTCCTCTAGAAAATGACAATATTCCTTTTAACTGGAAAGAACAACTAAATACAATAATAAACACTTTAAAAGCAACACAAATATCACACAACGACATGCATGGGTTTGGTAATTTTTTAGTTCACGATGGTATATTAAATTTGATTGACTTTGGATGGGCAACAGAAACAAATAAATATCCTTTTAAAAATATTAATGATGGTGATTTACTCTTACATACTAATTTTATAGAATTACTTGACGACGTGTGTAAAAGATCAATAAAAGAACGTATTGAAAATAATTTATGGATTTACAAATAATTTATGGATTTACGTAAAAGCAATATGTATAAAATTGATAATATTTAACATAATAAAATCATTGATAAATATTTTATTATGGAAGAACACCTTAAATCAACTTATGGTTTTAATAATTTCAGAAAACATCAAAAAGAAATTATTTCAGATATTTTAAATAATAAAAACGTGTTCGCAATTCTACCAACGGGCGGCGGCAAGTCACTATTGTATCAGTTTCCCGCAACCTTTTCCAAAAAAACAACGATCGTTGTTTCGCCATTGATTTCGCTGATGAATGATCAATGTCAATATTTAAATTCTAAAAATATTGCGGCGATCGTCCGTTGTGTGGTAGTGTATCATACAAAAAATATTTATATTGTTCATACAATTTTTCATTATAAGTATTAAAAAATTGAAAGTATTAAATATAATAATATTTACACCGCCCTAAACCTATTATGGTTCTACAAAATCCCAAAGACTATGGACTGAGAGAAAAAAGAAACAAACAAAAAACACAGCGAAATCTCACCAAAAGCCAATGGTCTTATCATAAAGGAAAAAAAGTAAATAAATCTGGTGTTTATTATAATGATACTATTGTTCAAACTAAACATAATAAAAGAAAAAGAAGTAATGAAGAAAAAACAACAAAAAATCGAGAGAAATGCTGTATTTGCTACCAAAATTCAGATAAAATAACTTTTATAAATTGTAAGAAAGGCGGTGTTCAAATTAAAAACCGTGGAAGAAGTTCCGCATGTTGTAAAGATAAACCTATTTGTCATACATGCAGACAAAAATGTATTAAATCTTGCCCTTTCTGTAGAAATCATAAATTACATATTATTGAGACAAAGCGTTACCCTAAAAAAAAACAAACTTGGGAAACGCGTGAGATAATAAGATATGACAAGATAAGGGAAAAAAAAAAAAAAAATAAAATAGAAAAACACAAATTACAAAGATGGGATGCAGAATGGGGAAGAAACTGTGCGTGGCAACGCATTCGTGCTCGATCTAGTCTTGTATCAATTCCTAGAGAAGATAATGTATTCGGTGAGTTTTATTCTAATTTTGATTACACTGCGATCTTTTAACTATCTCGAAAAAACTACATATTAAATTTAATTCGAGTATTATTTTTTTATATTTAAACAAATCTTTCTATTTTATATAATGTATTCTGTTTTTAAAAATATTAATAAAAATTTAAGTACAATAAAAAAAATTAAACCTAAAACTAAACCCAAAAAACACATATTTGATATTGAAAATGAATCTTGGGTTAAACCAAAAAAACCAAAACCATTTTCATATTTTTATTTAAAATATATTATTGATATGTCAGAGAAAATAGAGAAAAAATATTAATGATAGTGATTTACTCTTACATACTAATTTTATAGAATTACTTGACGACGTGTGTAAAAGATCAATAAAAGAACGCATTGAAAATAATTTATGGATTTACAAATAATTTCTGGATTTACATAAAAGCTTTATGGATTTACATAAAAGCTTTATGGATTTACATAAAAGCTTTATGTATAAAATTGATAATATTTAACATAATAAAATCATTGATAAATATTTTATTATGGAAGAACACCTTAAATCAACTTATGGTTTTAATAATTTCAGAAAACATCAAAAAGAAATTATTTCAGATATTTTAAATAATAAAAACGTGTTCGCAATTCTACCAACGGGTGGTGGCAAGTCACTATTGTATCAGTTTCCCGCAACCTTTTCCAAAAAAACAACGATCGTTGTTTCGCCATTGATTTCGCTGATGAATGATCAATGTCAATATTTAAATTCTAAAAATATTGCGGCGGTTTGTTTAAATTCAGAATCAAGTGTTACGATGTCACAATATAAAAATTATACTATTATTTATACAACACCCGAATATTTAACCTCTAATATAATTGGTTTTGTAGAAAATAAAGAAAATATTGGATTATTTGCGATCGACGAGTCTCATTGTGTTTCTCAATGGAGTCATGATTTTAGACAAAGCTATCAGGAGTTAAGTATTATTAAAAAATATTTTCCGGATACGGCGTTGCTTGCTGTTACAGCAACAGCAACGCCGCGTGTGGTAAAAGAAATATATAAATTTTTAAATATTAAAAAACCAAAGGAGTATTTGTTAGGAACAAGACGCACTAATTTGGAAATCAATATATATCCAAAATACCAATTCGCAAAATGTACATTCACCGAGCCGACAATTATCTATGTTCAAACCAGGAAATTATGTGAAAAAATTAATCTTGATTTGAAAAATTGTGATATTGCTTCGGCGTGTTACCACGGCGGTATGGAAAAAAATGACAAAATGAAAAGCCACGAGCAGTTTATTAAGGGAGAGATTATTGTGATTGTGGCAACAATTTCTTTTGGCATGGGGATTGATAAATCTGATATACGACATGTCATTAATTATGGCGTGCCATCTGATATTGAAAGTTATTATCAAGAAATAGGTCGTGCTGGTCGCGATGGCATTAATAGCAAAGCTTCTTTATATTATGATGAAGGCGATTTCGGAACCACCGCTTTCTTAATTTCAAAATCAAAAAACACAAAACAAGTTGAAATAAAAACAAATATGATGAATTTATTCAGGCGTTTTCTCAGAGAAAAAAATATATGTAGACAGCAAATGATTGATTATTATTTTGAAACTGGTAATTTGCCCACGGAGGATGATATCGGACATTTAAATCCGTGTAATATGTGCGACAACTGTAAAAATGAAACAAAGCGTGACAAAAAAAATATTAGTAATGATGCCGAAGAAATCGTAAATATTATAAAAAAAAATCGGCGTGAAAAAGGATTTAATGTTGGAATGGGAAAAACTCTGAAGATTATTCAACAGTCAAAAGATACAAAAATAAAAAAATCAAAAAACTGGATACGCGATATTATTGAAATTTTAATCAATAAAAATATTTTGGTTAGATATAAAGCCGGTTTTGGTTTTGCGATTGGGATAGGAAAAACAAATATTAAAGACAAACTTCCCATAATGGCTAGGATAGATGATGCTATTGAAAAAAATATGGCAATAAAAAAAACCAAGACAGGTTTGGAAAAATTAAATAAAATTAGACATAAACTCGCAGGGAAATATGGGTTGTTGCCGTCTATGTTTATCAATGATAGGGTTATTTTAAATATATACGAAAAGTCTCCGAAAAATACAGGAGAATTGTGGAAAGTCGATGGTATCTCGAATGACTTTGTTATGAGATATGGAAGTGAATTTATGACCGAGTATTTGAAAAAACCAAAAAAATACAATAAAAATCCACGCGAAATGGTTTTAAATTTTTACAAAGAAGGAAAAACAGTTTTAGAAATGGCAAAAATTATGGAAGTTAAACAACAGACCATTGAACAGCATATTTTAAATATTTTCGAAACAGATGAAGGCATTGATATTGATTTGGACTACTTTGGTTTAACGGAAGAAAAGGAAGATATCATAAGAAAAGCAATTGCGAAGGTGGGTAGTGACTTTTTGAGACCAATTAAAGACATTGTGGGAAATAAAATCACATACGCGCAGATAAAACTTTGTTTAATTGTTATAAAATTTAAAAATGAATAAGATTATTCATTGTCGCTTTTAACAACTAACAATTATACCTATAATTGTTATTTATTTATATATAATTAGTTTGTATACACTTACATTTTTTTATACATTAATTTAAAAATTAAATACGCCATTAATAATCCAACACTTGTTCTCAAGACATTAGGAATAAATTTATTTTTAAGAATCATTTTATTTTTCATTTTTGTTTTTTTGTTTAAACATTTATTGGCGTTTACAAACCCCTCAAAAGTTGGTTTAGGGTGTGATTTTGTAAACCAAGCTGGATTCATAGATTTAATTTCCGAATTAACAACATATCCAGAGTCAGAACCCGGTTTATTATCAACGTTTATTGTTGGCATCGTTATTTTAGTACATGGTGGCGCAGACCCCTGCATAAACGCACTAAACAAAGGAAGAGGGTTTAATTTTCCAATGTCTTCGATGATACCAGGTAACAAACCTTCGAATTCTGTAAAATTCATACCAAGTCCAGCTGATATAAATGGTATGTCACCGTCAGGGACATTATTTACATAAAGAGAACGCTGAACCGTATTACCGTCAGAAGTTTTACATTGTCCGCCGGTTTTTAAGAAATATTTATTTCCTAAAGGTTTTCCGGTTTTAGAAGCCGCGCCACGACCCGAAACCAATACTTCTACATAATCCATTATACCGGCAACATTTTTTGACATCTGTGACATATTTCCATCACTTGACATTTTAAGATCACCGGGTGTGTTAATTCCGGTATAATATTTATAATCAGGACCAAGAAATTCTTGTTCTAATTTATCGGCATCATTAGCAACAGTTTTAAAAAAAGATTCCATGATATATTATATATATATAATATGTTTATTTAATATATATAATGGAAATAGTACCTTTAACACATATATCAAACAATATTAATGAAGATATCTGTGTCAATACTAATGAAGATGATTATGACAATATAAATGAATGTAGAATATGTTTAATGAGGGGAGATGAAGATTTAATATCACCGTGTAATTGTTGTGGGACTCAAAAATACGTTCACCAATCATGCTTAAATAGGTGGAGAGAAGAAAATATTAATAATGAAAAATACTATAGTTGTGAAATATGTAAGAGAGAATTTAAAATTCTAAATAATTACAAACCTGAAACATTAATATATCGTTCTGAATTTAAAATACCATGTCCAGTAGTTTTATATGTATTATTTAATTATTTTTTTGCTGGGGTAATTTGGTCGGTAGACGTCTTTAATGATTATGAGAGTTTAAATATTATTACGTTATGGAATCAAAATACAAATTTCTCCAGTTTTTTAAATGATAACCCCGAAACAGTTATATATTTTAGTGATATAGCATCTTGTTATTATGTGGGATTTAGTATTTTTTCAATTTCAATGGTTCATTTATTAGTACATTTGTGTTTTGTTTTGTTTTATATACATAGAAAAGTAGTATATTTCAAAAACTTTTCTTTTTTTTTGTTTTTTTATATTATTAGTTCGTTGAATATATATATTGGTTATTTATCATACATCGTTTTTAAAGATAAATTCGCATTTATTTTTGCTTTAGGTATCTCATCAATGAATAATTATTTAAATATACATAGAATTCTAAAAAAACATAATAATATTGTTGTAAAGATGAATAAAGAAATAAACAAACAAATAATTCTCTCTTTGAATGAGAATGAAAGAAGTTTACATAATAATTTAATATCCCGTATTAATGATGAAACCAATGATGTTAGAATTGAAATTTTAACTAACTTAAATTCTTATTCATCTTTAGATGAAAATTACGAATCTAAATTTGAGTCAGAGTCAGAGTCAGAGTCAGAGTCAGAGTCAGAATCAGAATCAGAGTCAGAATAAGATATATAATTTATATAATTTATATAAATTATAATTACATCGCAAGTTTGTCCATTTGTTTTTGTTTTGCTGTTGCGGCTGCTTTAGCTTTTGCCGCAACGGATTTTATTTGTTTATCTTGTTGTGAAATTTTTTTTCTATTATCGGCTATCGTTTTTTGAAAACTATCTATTTTTTTTGATAGTTCTTGTATTTCACTTTCCGCTGATTTTTTAAAATCATTAATCTCTCCTTGTTGTTGTTGAATAATACCAGAATTTTTATAAACACGTCCATTTTGATCTTTTTTTTCTTTTGAACAATCCATATTTTCAACAATAGAATTATTAAATGTATATGAAAAAATTAAAAATAAAAAAAATACAATTAGAAAGTAAATTAAAATCAACATAACTTATATTAAGATATTATTTTTTTAAAACTAAAACAAAGTGCTAAAATTTTTCTTATTTATCCGGTGTAATAGCTTTTTTAATTTTATTATTATTACTAATATTCAATAACATATTTTTAGTGTTTTCTTGTATTAATTTTTTTGTTGTATCAATCGATTTAGAAACTTTTAATAATATTTTTTCTATTGATGATTTACTTTCTGTTATTAATTTTTCACTATATTTGATTGATGCTGTGTTTTTATTATTTTCTATTTCTTTACATGCATCTTTACTTGACCCCGTATCAGAACAAAATCCTTCTAGATAATTACCTATGCGATTTATTGTGTGCCGTATAATAAGAAAAAAAAAGAATAATATTACTAAAATAATATACATTATATATATTCTTGTTATTTTTCTTTTAATCAAAGAGGGTGAAAACAACGCCATCGTTAATAAATCATGTAAACAAAACTTAATTGATAAACATTATAATGCGACTAATACATACTGTTGGTAATTCTCTTTTTTTATAGAGAGTATTGAAATATTTTGTTTTTATTTTATTCCAAAATTTATATGGGTTTCTAATATTTTGGTTTTTATTACCATCATCATCTATTTCTTCATTATGTACCTTGTCTAAAATTCTTTGGCGACTATGTGAAAATATGGGTCTATATATTTCAGAATTAGTGTCTAATTTATATCCAATACACAGTTCATCTTTATTAATCCAAAAAGCTTTTTTAGATAAAACTAATGGGTGAATTCTACCATATGCTGTTTTAAATACTCTATTCCGCTCTACATCATGTTCAATGTTATATTTTATCATTTGAAATTTATTTGTTTCATGATTATGACACAAAACAATAGTTCTATATTTACGAATATCCATTTCTTACTATTATTATTATTATTACCATTTATTAAATACTAATAAATATTCAATTTTTAATTAAATGAATAGCCTTTGCGTGCTGATTTTTTTTTGTTATATCAATCGATTTAGAAACTTTTAATAATATTTTTCGAATGATTAATATATTCTTTGTTATTTTTTCTTTTCATATTATAAATGCGATCATTTAAATTTAAAAATAAAAGAACAAGTGATTTTAATGAAAAGGGTGAAAGAAGACCACCCACCTTTAATAAATCAAGTAAAGAAAATACATATATAAATAAAAATACCAGATTTACTGTAACTTGTAAAGCTCGAAGTAAAGGAGGTGCGAAAGGATGTACGAATGTTGGATGTGGGAAACAATGTTGCTTGTTATTATTCTCTATTCGCGGTATAGAAAAAAGTTATTATGAAACAAACAATCTAGGAGATATTCTAACAGTCGGAAAAACTGTTAAAAGTTTTATGTTGGGTGACGGTGTAGTTGGAACAATAGACGGTATTATGTTTCCAAATGCTTGTTGTCAAGATCCACAGGGAGTATTATCTTGCGGTGATGAAGATTGCAAAGAAGAACCAGTAGAAGAAAATTGTGATTGTAGTAAAAAAGATAATTATTATAACCAAATTTACAATAACGGATACTGTTGTGACGACAATAAAAATGTATTTAAGTATTGTGACCAAACATGGCCCCTAAGCATTCATTTAATAATAAAATCAGAAAGCGGGTCATGTGCTAACCCCAATTGGAATGGCAATAGTTTATTTATTGATAATATTGAAATAAAAGGTACCGAAACCGTTTTAGATGGGTATGATACTTTGGGTTCTAGTTCAAAAGGATCTTCGTATATTATGCCTATAGCTGGATATAGAAAAGTTTTGGCTGACCCCGTATGTTGTTTAGACGATGATTCTACTGTGCCAAAATCCAAGGTAAAAATTCATCCAAAAAATAATATTTATCAGGATATGCACTCGCAATACACCGGAAAAGAAAATGTATGTTATAGTGGTCAAATTAAATCAGGATTAATGCCTAAACCTGATTTATGTTGTGTTGGAAAAAAAATAAAAGTAGCCGCAAAATGTGATAAAAATAATTGTATTATTAAAAATAACTATTCTTATGATTATAATCAATATTTAAATAATAAAAGTGGAAAAGGTTGGAAAAGAAGCCAAGAAAAATTTTTCCCAATGGAAGACGGCAAAATGACAAGTTTAGGAGGCGTGCCTGAAAATAATTGCCAACCATCGGAATATTTGAAGGGTGGGTTATGCGTCTGTTCCGGTAATATAACCAAAGGAAAAACGCCGTCTTCTAAAACTGTTTATAAACCAAATAATCGCAAATTTGATAAACAAGGTGCTGTTTCATCGAGTTCGCGTTTAGATCGATTAAAATTAAACACAATTAAAGCATCAAATACAAAATGTTCTAGTGGTGAAAAATGTAAAACCATAGTAGCATCAAATAAAAAGTGTTCTAAAAAATATAATTATGGGCGTTCACCTTACCTTTCGGGAAAACCTAGATTTACAGGTTGGATATACAATAAACAACACAGAGAGAATACTTGTTTAAACAACCCACACCAACAACCGTTCGGTATACCACAGCTAACAAATAAAAAAAGATCTACCTCCAATTATTTTATAAAATATTTTTCAAATAGAAAAATCAAAAAGAATATCGGTTTATGGCAAAGAAAAGATAGATGTTTAGTTGTTAAAAGCTAATATTTAGTTGTTAAAAGCTAAATATAATTTTCAAATATTAAAATATAAAAAGATTTGATATTATAATATTATAAATGTCGAGTTTAACAGAAAATATTACAAATACCGTATCCGAAGTTCAAGACGCGCAGCCATCCCCGTCGGTTGACGCGTCTCAGACAAATGTCGCACAACAGTCTCCCGACGCACAGCAGACACAAAATGTTAATTTATTGGGCGTAGTTGTTGATAATGAAAATACAGCATTAAATCTTTTAGTTGGGTTCCTTGGTGTAGCGCAACGCCGTGGAGTTTTTGCCATTAATGAATCCGCAAAAATCCATGAATGTGTCATGATGTTTCAAAAAAATCAATAATTATTCCAAAATATTGAATAAATTTTTGCCCTCTCCATGTTTTTGTTTTCTATGCGGCAATTATATAGTTTCCATATTAACTGATATATCCTGCCTGGAATGGTCGAAGATACGATTTGTCTTCTTGGTATTATAATTTGTTCTATATCGTTAAAAATTTTGATTTCGTCTTTTTTATTTATATTAATTTTTTTATCTCCGTCTAATAATATAAATTTTTCTTTTTTATCTACGCGCATTGATGCTCTAAAAGGATTGCTATTCGCAACTGATTTCCATCTTACTAGTTTATAATATAAACGTATGGGATTTGTTGTGAATTTTTTTTTCATGGTGTGAATTTCCTTTCTTTCGTTTTTTGGCATAATGTATATTGATTTAGGTCCAATAAACGACCATATATTTAAATAAATATCTATATTAATTTTATTCATTAATATAGATTGATATTTTATTTATACAATAGGATAAGATGGTTTTGTTGCAATTCCACAGCTATTATTTTTATTTCTTGCCATTAAAATATACCCATTGTCGCCCCAATTCTCTCCCCAACTATTTTTAACAATCCAATAATCGGTGCCGTTTTTTGATTCTCCATATCCCACAACCAAAACACCATGGTCAAGCATTGTCTGAGAACAGTCTGGATTGTAATAAACCCCATTTTTATAGAATTGAAAATCTGGTTGCGAAGCATCAATCGCAACTGAAACCGGGCCTATTTTTGCGACTGCCGCTTGTAATCCGTTTTCGCCACCGATAACATCTTGAAATTTTGAAAAGGTCGCCTTAACTTTGGTTTTGGTAAAAGTACAATTACCGTCCACGGGTTGATACGGATATTCGCTTTCTGTTTCCATGCCGTTTTCAATGGCATATTCAAAAGCATTGTCCATCCAACCACCATCGCAACCTGAATCTTGATGATCACAGTCTACTATTTGAGATTCACTTAAACTTAACAATTGATTGGATTTTTTAGCGTGTTGTCCTTCCATTGAGCCAACCGCTGAAAAAGCCCAACAACTTCCACATTGTCCTTGATTTTTGATTGGTGTTACAACTCCTTTTGTTCTCCAATCGATCGAAGATGGTAAGTTTTCTTGTTTTGGTGCGTTTTCTGGATTAATGAAATCCATTTGAGCGAGTTTTATATTATAATTTTTCTTGTGTGCGAATGTTAAATAGTGCTCGTCCGCTCGTTCATTTAATTCTAAACTATATTCTTTGTTTTGAGAATTATGATTATTTATCATTTTACGATTTGACAACCAATTGGCGTAATATAGTCCTAAATAGGCGTCGGCATCGCCGTTATAAGTTTTATTGAAGTTTATTCTCCATTGATGAAATTCCTGTAAATCGTAGTAATCAACCTGTGAAGATACTGTGTAACAATTCTCAATATTATGAGCGACAAGAGAGAAAAAACAATATAATATTTTATTCATTTATATGATTTGTAATATTGGCAATTCTTTAGATGTGTTTAAAAATATTTTTAATATTTTCTAATATTTTAATATTTTTATATTGTATAATGAGTAACATAAATTTAGGTGATAGAATAGAGGCACGGTTTTTATTTGATGAATTTAAAAAAAAATTCATGAGTGGAAAAAAACGGAGCATGAAACTAAAAAATCTACAAAAAGCTAGTAACCGAAACTATTGGGAAAAAAAAGATCCCACGCCTAATAAAGGCACTATTGATTTGTTGTTACACATTATAAACGGGCAAATTGACTATTTAAAAGAGGAAAATAAAAAAGACAGACAAAATGTTATGGAAACTAAGACAGAAAATAGATTGGATGAAGCCTTAAGAAAAATGCGAAATGAGACAATAAAAAAGAAATCTTTATCGAGCACCCATGAACCCCTAATTCAAGAAATAAAAAAACGAACATATAACACGTCTAATATGAGAATACCAAGTGTAGGTTCAGATATTTCGGATTTTTTTGACACACCACCGTCAGCAGCGGCTAAATTAGATGATGAACAACCTACAAGTTGTATTGGAGAATTATGCAATAAATTTACAAGAAAAGTAAAGAAAACTTTGAGAATTAATGGCGGAAGAAAAAACAAAACACATAAGAAAAAACATAGAAATAAGATTAAAAAGCATAAAAAGCACGGCAAGCGCGCAAAACATAAAAAGCGCACAAAGCAAAAAAAACACAACAAGCAAAAAAAACATACCAAGCATAAAAAGCACACAAAGCATAAAAAGCGCACAAATCATAAAAAGCGCACAAATCATAAAAAGAATAATAAAACTCGTAAAATATAATGTTTATTATAAAAATATTATCTTTTTATTCGAATACTATTTATTTAATTTCACATAATTCTACAATTTTATTTTCATTGTGTGATAAAAAAATATCTTTTTCACCTATTTTTTTTAGTTGTATGATATTTTGAATTTTTTCAACTTGTTCTAGATTATATTGTTTATTTTCTTCTCTAACATAATGCCTCAATATTTTTAACATATATTTAACTATTGTATTGTTAGCAATTTGGAAAATTTTAATAATGCCTCCCGTAACACCTATTATCTCCATCCAACTATGTATAAAATTTCCGTTTAATTTATAAAACCAATACTCTGATAAAGCACCCACTAAAATAGTGTTTGTTACAATAAGAACCCAGGTTAAAATACATTTAAATTTACGTTTAATTGTTTCATCGACATCGTAATTTGGAAGTTTTTTTTCGTCTATAAATAAATCTTCATAATACAACGGACGAGAAGCTGTTTTATATACAATAAAAGGAAAATTCCAGAAAATAATAAAAGCACAGACCGATGTAATAATAGGCAAATATATTTCATTTCTTATTTCTTCATAAAAAAATAAGAAAACGACTCCAATAAAAGGCAAAAACCAGCGTTTTATTGGAATATTTATACAGCAACATTTTGTTTGGTTATTATTTTTACACATTAGTATAATTTTAAAATAATTTATTTAAATACTTTTATTATACTCTGTAATACATTAATATTTGATAACCCTTTTTAAAATTAAAAAAAAGTGGGGAGGATGACAATGTCCAATCTTTGTTTTTATTTATATCATTTTTCCATTTGTAAGGAACCATGGTGCTAAAACTTCCGCCATCAAAACAATATTCTTTTTTATTACAAGTAACACATGCGACAAAATGATGTTTTTCGGTATTTCTTATAACAATCGCATCCAACGAATATGTTTTGTTTTTGAAAATTATTTTTTCACTTTTATTTACAATAGACGCATCATCAAACAAAACAATAAATATTATTTTAGGATTAATATTATCTGATTCCCATCTAATAAAAGTGTTGTTGATATCTCTGTTAAAAAGCTTTTTTGTTATTTTTTCTGAATTATTTTTTCTACCAAATTCAACAAGTCCCCATGGCATGAAATCTCCGGAAACTAGTTCATACATTTTTTTATAAAAAGTCAATGGGTTTGAAGCTGTTTTAGTTTTCACAAAATCACTTTTGGGATAAGATTTATGAAAAGATCGTATTATTGTATTTGTGTCCATTAAACTAGCATACCTGTATCCATCTGTTTGTATCCTCGACCCTCTCAAAGAAGCATCTATCATTTTATTAAGTAACCACATTGGTTTCTTTAATTTTTTAGGAATTTCCTCCCCGTTTGGTTTAATTCCAGTAATCATTGTTTCACGAATCCATCTATTAAATTTCCTACCTTTGTCGCTTATAAACCATGCCATAAAAAATGAATTCATCCAACAATTTGATTGAAATTGTTTTGGGGCAATAATATTACTACAATCAACAGGCGTTTTAGACAGTAAGTTATCCAACATTGTTTTCTTTGCTTTAGCACTTGTAAATTTCATACATTTTTTTTTTGTTTTAGTTTTAACCAGAACGTCGGTATCTAAACAATTATGAATATAGGATTTAGGTGTAAATGTTTTAAGTGATAATAAATTCTTATTTAAACTTGGAGAATATTCTTTTTTTATTATTTTAGACGTTTTTGTTGTTTTAATTGTTTTAGTTTTTGTTGGTTTCTTAGTTTTAGTTTTTTTTGGTTTCTTAGTTTTAGTTTTAGTTTTTATTTTTTTAATTGTTTTAGTTTTTGTTTTAGTTTTTTTAATTGTTTTTTGACGCAATAAAGTTTTTGATTTTACTGTTGGTTTTATTTTTTTAATTGTTTTATTTTTCTTTTGCTCCACCTTTTTTTTTAATGTATTATTTTTCATAATTTTAGGGCTAAATGTATAACAAAATTTATCATCGGGGTTTTTTAAAAAACCCTTCCTACACCTGCCTTTATTTGGACCATAGCGTTGCGACCAATGGGTTTGTTCCCCTTTCTTCCATTGTTCTCGTGTAGTTTTAATAAAACTTTCCTTAAAATATAGTGGTCCCTCATGATTATTTAAAAAATCTGTTTGTTTGTTAATAGTCTTTGTTTTTTTAATTTTACATTTACAATTTTCGCCGTCATTTATCAATATTCCTTTGTCGCAAATTGGATCTATAAATTCATATGACATTTGTGTCTATATATATATCTATAATATTAATTTATTACAGAATATATATACAATGGATTCAATAATATCACCTTCTACACCAGCCAGTATTTCAATACCTTCATCTTCTAATACAATGAATATGATACCCAGTATGACTGCTAGTAATTCTGTGTCACATAGTATTCCCAGTATTCCAGAAGTTACATCTGAATGGCCAAGTATTTCACACAGCCCTCCCAAAAGTTCAGTTTCTTCATGGGGCGTTTGGGATATTTTAAAAATATTCCTTATAGTGATTATTATATCGGCTCTGGGATTTAATGTATTTTCTTATTTGTCCCGCGGAACAGATTATTTAAGTGATATTGTTAAAAATATCACCGGTTATTTACCAGCCGGATTGGCTAAAACATTAAATTTAAGCGTTGTTGGGACAAAATTAGCAACCGACGTCGCCGCTGGAAGTATTCAAGACGTTGGCAATATTGTAAAGGAAATACCAGAAGCCGAAATAGGAAAATTTAGTCACAGCAGCGATAATTCAAATGAAAAAACCAGTGATTTTCAAAATGAATTGTGGAAAACACGGGATAAAAAACTTTCTGACGCAGTAAATAATGGAACATTCGCTTCAGACAATAAATATCCCCAGCACGAACCAGATAAAAGTAGTAGCAGCAGTATACAAAATCCTAATTCAAAAAGTTGGTGTTATGTCGGAACAGATAGAAACTATCGGTCATGTGTTCAAGTAAAAAATTCAACAGAATGTGTGTCTGGGAAAGTTTATCCAAGCAAACAAATATGTATAAACCCAACTTTAAGAGAATAAACTCGATCTTAAGAAAATAAATTAACAATTATTACTATTTACAATAATTGTTAATATTTTATAAATCAGTAAATTTAATATTTTATAACTATTAATATGACTCATACTATATTATTTTTATACTATGTCTTTTGATGCTATGTAATTTGATGCTATATAATTTTTATAATCCCGTGTTGTTTTTGCTGTCAAGTGGCCAATGTGGTGCGGCTGGTGATCTTGGTGCTTCGCCATTTTCAAAAAACCATTTTGTAGAAAAGTATGGAGGGAAAACAACCATTGTATCGTCCATGGTTAAATCGGGTCCATTGCTAACAATGTCCGCGATTTGTGTGCCGGTAAGAGCCCTACTGTGATACCATAAGTCGGACAAATTGCCAGAAAACCCACCGTTCATGTTAACAAAAACATTTCCATAATTTTGTTTTGGAACACTTTTAAATATATGACGAAGAGCCAGGCGACCATTAACATAAATATCCATGGTTTTTCCTTTAACTCTAATACCAATATTAATCCACTTGTTCATTGGGATATCATTAATATCAACTTCCTCCATAATATTCTCGAAAGTATTCATAACTACAATCAAAGAATTTCTTGTTGGGTGAAGATATAAACCGGGTGCGTTATTAGGAAACGCGGTGTGGTCTTGTATTTTTTCACTTCCTTTGTGGAATATGTGTTTTCGTTGTCCCATTTTGTATTGAAGGTCGTCGATAAACAACCACACTGTCCATGTGAATTCAACACCACCCCTTTGGTTGTTTGACCGCATTACAGGTATTGAGCCTTTAACTTTTGGATTCTGTGAAATCACCTTAATTTTCTTGGCATCTTTCATCCCTTTTACAAGTTTAGGATTTTGCGATGGTAAAAAAAACATTCCTAAAATCATGGATGCTGTGCGAAATAAAAATATAAATAGAATTAGCACAAGCAATAAAAATACTACTTTGGATACTAAACTATTTGTTGATAGAAAGGCACTCCCGTGTCCAAAGGCCTTTGTGGTTTCTGGAAAAAAATTACGTATCTGATTTCCGGCATTATTGAAAACATTCATTATATATATATAATGAATATTTTTTAGATTAAACACTATTTATTTAATGATTTAATATTAATTATTTTTTTATTATTTTTTAAAGATTTTTAACAAATATATAGACAATAGAAGAGGGTATTTATATTTCAATACTGTTAATTTCTTTATTATCCTCCATGAATGCTAATTTAATTCTGTATTTGTTAAACAAGCTAGAGAACCAGTTGCCTCCACCACCAAATCCTTCTTTGTATATGTTCCAGGCTTCGCGGGGATTGACAGATCTGCTAATATATTGTAAATTGCTGGTGTAACCATAAAATCCTCCACCGGGTGTTAAATCCAAATTGGTTCCAGGTAAAATGTATGGGACACCAGGCAAGACACACGTGCGAACCAATTTACCGTCCATATAAAGGTCTAAAGAACGTCCATTTAATGTCATAATGACATTAGTCCATGCCTGGAGTGGGACATTTTCTAAAGTACAAGTGTGTGTCATTGGGGTATTTCCACCACTTGGGGGATAAACTGCTAAAGTAACTGTGATATTATTTAAGTTTGAGTCGAAATCCATACTATTCATACCGGCTCTTTCTAAAATAGGTTTCTTTTCTCCTAAACGATAGTTCCAGTTATTCACATATACCCAAACTGAAAAAGTGTAATCTGAGCTAGCCCCTTGTGGCATCTGACCCGATGCTATTGTTAAAGCCGTTTTGGCGTCATGTAAACCAGCTAAATAAGACGTTGCGCCTGTTCCAAAATAATACAAGTAAACAATATATAAGATAATTAAAATTACAACACCTAAAATTATATTTTGCGGATTCATAATATAATATAAACATAGAAATTATCTAAACCACCGGTGGGTTTTTATTTTTTAATGTATCATAAAAAAATTCTATCTGTCTTTTGCTTAACGGTCCTGAATAATATACAACAGAACATATACCACCACTTACACCATCTTTATAACCTGATGTTACTAAATCATGTGACATATAGGGTATAATATTGGGATTTGATGACACTAATTTTTTGTTTATAAAAACATCTAAAGTTCCACCTTCATAATTTATAACGATATTGTTCCATTTTTGTAGAGGAATCGTATTTGTTTGAAAAATAACCTCGGTGTTGTGCTGCTTATTTTTATTTGTTATTTGTAAAATACCTTTGCTCGCGTTAAATAAAATATTTGGTTTGTTTCCATAATTTACGATTGAAGTAAACTTTGTATTTGCGTAACTTTTGCTTGGAGGTTGTTCGTGTAAAAATACCCAGCAAGAAAAACTGTATTGATAATTATATTCTCCTAAATCTTTTTTAAAATTTTCAAAACTTCCTAAAATTTTTAAATTATCAGTATAAACCGGTTTATTTAATAAAATTTTAGATTGGAAAATTTCAGATGAATTTTGTAAAAAATCATCTTTTTCATTTTCTAATTTTTTTTTTTCTGTTATTTTATCCATCAACAATGGTGTATTAACAGCAATAAAAGTTTTTGCCGCGCTTAGGGTCATTGTAGGAGGATATATAAAAATTGATTTTATCGCAGATGTCAACGTATTGGATTTATCATAATGTTCTTTAAAGTTATTATTTTTCAAAAATTTAGTTAGTTCATCATCATTTTCACTTTTGTATAATTTATTTTTAATAACAAAATCCCAATCAATATTTACTTGTTCTTTTATACTAGAAATATCTCTTTCAACAGATGTTATCCCCGATATTATTCCGGCTTCTGCTTGTTTAATAGTCAATGAATTATTTTTTGGTGTGAAGTTTGTAGTGTAAAACTTGTTTTTAACCATGGGTATTATGAAATAGGATAACAATGCTATAATTTCTCCTAAAAACACTACCCATACAACAGAAGGGGTGCTTTCAATGTCACCATGAATAGAATTAACAATAAATCTAACAAATACGGGAATAGCAAATATAAAATGAAAAATATT